TGCCCTCCTTCGACACCTGTTATCAGAAAAGAAAGAGGATTGTGACCTGGATACGGAACTTCTTCATGCGAGTCATGTGGCGTGGAATGCGCTCGCTCGCCTGGAATTGTTATTACGTGATAAGGAAAAAAAGGTGGAAGTGTCTAACATAGAATTTTTCAAATGCCCTTAACAACAATTCCTTTTGTCATCTTTTGGTCACATACAACGAAATTTTCCACAGTAAGTTCAAATCCCAATCCTATGTAGTCGAATTCTACATTTACCAGTTTTGAATTGTGTGAATTAAGATATTCGATAAATTCTTGCCAAGATCCAAATGTATCGATTACCAGACCTGATTTGAATTGATGGCTCTTGTATAACCCAGAATTTTTTACTGAAGTATCCCAGGATTGCTGATCGATGGGAAGACCCATGTCACGCATCTTGTATCCCGTGGTAGATATTTTCGATTGCATCATGCGCTTTACTGCCTCGGGATCATTCATAGGATTATTTGCCACAAAGTTATGCGTTCCATTTGAGATACGTTCCCTGGCTGAACGCTGCCTACCAAGCCGTAGTTTATTCCAGTATTCATCCTTTTGTTCTTGTGAAAGTGAATAATACCATTGCCGCCAAGATTCTGCTCTAACAGAAACAGCCTTGTCCTTTATATCGTCGTTTATCTTCTGTATACCATCTCTGCGCCATTGATCGTGTATAGCACGATGTTCTTCTTCAGTGAGACCTACCAGGTTCTCTGGACTGTTATCAGAGTGATCTCCATTGATATGATGGATATGTTCACCCACAATACCCATTTCCCTGGCAATAAAGTGATGTTCTGGTAATCGAGAACCAGATTCATCATACATGGTTATCGACCATTCCCTACCACGTATTGTCCTGGTGAATGCCATCACAGATGACATCAGATCAATATTTTTGATGGATCTGTAAGTTCCACCACGCAAAAGAATATCCTGGTCATCTGTGCAATGAATTATGGATCCATTGTCGTATACAGATTTAAACAAATATGCTTCGTTAAATTTTGAAATTGATTCAAGTTCACGAAGATTGTAACCATTATTCCACGAAAAAAGAAGTTCTCCGGGTTGAAGATCTGCAACCGCTATCGGTCCATGTGCAGTCGCAATAAAACACTCACCTATCATACCTCTTTGGTTTGATCTTCATCCGGTTTAATTATAGTATACCCGAATGGGACTTCGCCATTGATGATATTTTCCCAATGCTTGATCTGTTCTGGTTCATAGGTCCTGCTTCCAGAATTATGCATATCCAAGAGCAAGCGTGCAGACTGTTGAATAGTTTCGAATGCTTCTGGTGATATTGACTTGAAATACGATTCTCCTGATGGAACAAGAAGAGTATTCCATTTCATGATACTTATTGGTCCATCACCAAGATCTGGGAACAACGATTTCAGAAGTAACCATTTTGTCTGTTCAAATTCTGATTCTGACATATCAAAAAGTTTGCCTTCGACAAAATTCTTGAGCAATGCAATCGATGTGATAACTGCAAGATTACATTTCTGTATACCCTCCAGTTCAAATTTTTCTATGACTTCTCTAACAAAGCCTGGTATCTCTTCAAGTTCAAGAACAAATGCACGCTCTGAAAGTTTCTGCATATCATCAAATGTAGGTTTTACCAAAATGCACCACCTTTTACCTGAGTAAATCCTTCAAGTTCTACCAGATCCCATCCCATTGACGCAAATATATTCCCAAATTTAGATGTAACCAGTGTTTCTGCCATCTTTTCATAATCGATTGTGAATCCTGGTGGCATTTTATCAACGAAGGATATTACATGCGTTTTTGGAAGTCCATCTGGAACTCCTGAAACATATATGTATTTTACCTTCGTCCGTTTAATATTTGTGCCAAGGTAAGTGTTGGAATAAATAGCACCAGTAACCTGGGCAGGTATAGACCGTTCATACTCATGCAGGTTTCTGCTAATACCCTTTGGTATTCCCAGGTTATCTCCAGTGTATATTCCATTGAGTATATCTGCTTTTACTGCAGCAATCTTACCCACGATCTCTTTTCGGCTAACTTCATCAAGTATATTTACCAGAACTTCTTTTTGAAGGTCCTTAATGAATCCAGGAGTATCAGATCGCTTGGCTTCGAATCCTTTGATATCTATGACTGGTTTATCAAGGATATGGCCGTCCTTATAATATATGAGACCTGCATACCGTTTCTTTACAGATCCACCATCCTCATCTCCCAAGAAGAAAGCACGTAGATAAATCTTCTCAAATTCCACATATACGATATTATACCGTGGATCGCCAAAATTATCCTCAATGAATTTTGGGATACCTGCATTGATGGCATCTACGATTGTTTTTGCATGTTCTGGAGATTCTACTTTGAACATAATAGAATCTGTATCACCTGCTACAACTTCAACACCAAATGATAGGACTACCTGTTCCATATATTGGTTAAACATTCTCCCAAAGTAAGTGACTGCCGCACCGATGTCCCTGACCGCCAATCTTGCTTTTGGCATGAGTAATAGACCATATACCGAATTTAATAAGAATTTGGTAACTGTCTGTGTATCGTCCAGGCGTTGATGTTCAGGAGATTCTTCTGGATATTCTTTCATCCTTTTCTTGAGAGCCTGACGATAATCCCATAGTTCATCGACCACTTGTGGCAAGAATCCTCGGATATCTGCTCTAAAGGTTGCAGGACCTATTTTGATTGTGCCATTCGGATCAAGAGTCTCGGGACTCATGTTACCCAATTTGATTGCAGACGGATACAGAGACCTCACATCTGCCCCTGCCACCATGTAATGCATACCTGGTATCGGATCAAGAACTCTGGCACCTTCTATAGGCTCCCATTGAATTCCACTACCGTGGTTTGGTAATACAATCTTTTTCTCATGTGCCTTCTTCAGGTAATAGAAATCAAGGACTCTACTGTTATGCCTGATGTCATACCAGTAACAATAGGTCATCCTTCTCACAGCATCGTAGTAATTTGTGATGCCCCTGGCTTTCTCAATGTTTACCATCAGTTCAACATCATGGATATTGTATTCCATGAATTTGTTGAAGTCAGTTTTCCACAAATGGGAAACATTGCCATCATGTTCCAGTTTACCTACAAGACCTTCACGCTTTGCACAGTAATCCAATCCTTTTGAATCCAGTTCGGATGTTTGCATTTTGTCATATGCCCACATCAAATCCAGCCAGACCCTACCCTTGGGATACCCTGTTCGGTTATCAACGTCTCCCATCGGTGATAATTTCTTGGAATCCTTCAATCGTCTGAATATATACGGAAAATCGAATTCATCTCCATTCCATGCCCAGAAAAGATCAAAATCAAACACTTCTACAAATTTGATAAATTTTTCAAGCATATCTTCTTCATTATTGAAAATATACCTGTTTACAGTATCTCCTTTGATCGTTTCATCAGATCCCGGAAATGTAGGTGGACGTAAAGCGAAGCAATGATATTTTCCGGTAAAAGAATCATTTACGCATATAGCAGTAATCATTTTGTCTGCTTTTGCGATATCTGGATTAGATCCTTCATCATCTACTTCGATATCGATAAATGCAAGTCTGATAGGTTCCTGGGGAATTTCAACCAGATTATCGATCATGTAGCGATTGATGTAAACTACATCTGATTCAAAGGTCTTTTTGTAATTTACACGTTCTGTCTTTACCTGGGAAGGATGATAAACGATTACCTTCTTTAATTTATCACCAAAAAGGCTGGTGTATTCCCCGGTTGGATCCTCTGCATAGAAATAAGGACGATACTTTCTTCTTTCAACATACCGTTTATTGTCTGGGTGCCTTCCACGTATAACAATATCTGGACCAACGGCCTCAAATATTATCATTCAGGATTCTCCTGACGTTATCAAGTGCATTCATTCTTGCATCATATTCCGCTTCTATCTTTTTTTCAAGATTGTGCGTAACCATGTGCCGAATCATTGAATAGATCTTCTTTGGTCTTGCTGCTCTTCCATCGCTAACCTCATGATATGTTATTATGCCTCTTGCCTTTAGAGATTTCATAACAACACTTACTTCAGATTGCCTGATACCACATGCAATTTCGATATCACGTTGATCTGCTTCTTTGGTATTTGCAAAAAATGCTATTACCAATGATTCATTTTTCGTGAACCCAAGGTCCTGTAATGCTTCTTGCATACAGTATAGTTTATCGGTATAAGTTAATAAAAATAGTGGTATCAAGAGAACGAAATAATAAGCATGCCATTACTTTCTTCGATCTCAACAGTGCCAAGATCTCCTGACAATACGATGCTTTCTCCAGATCGTTCCATAGTCATGCCTCTTCGTGTGAATTCTTTGATAACTGCAGACTTTGCAATGTTTTTCATCCAAACCACTTGTTTTTTGCCGGTTTTGTAAGAGAGAGGCCAGCCTTTGTAAATGCAGGCTCATCTGCTCGAATCTCTGTAAGAAACTCTCGGTAATTCTGTTCAACCAGTTTTTCAAGCACTGGAGTGCGTTCGAGAGCATGTTCTCTACAATATCGATCAATGTCATCTTCTTCAGCCTTTTTTGGTTTCTTTATCCATGATGGCATCTTTTTCTTATAAAATGCCACAATCAAGAGTCTCTGGACCAGGGAAGGTTTCAGAAAGAAAATATACTGGTTAATCTTTGATGCCAGGGTTGGATCCACAAATCCAAGACCATGAAAGATAACTACTTCCTTTCCTGCGACATCCTCTGGTGTTGCAAGACCTTTGATCATCTTACCCATTGTTTTGAATGGAATATTACTCACCTTCAAAGTTCTTGTAGTATTTACTCGGAACTACACCTTTCTGGAACATATACTTGGATCCTTTCTTTGCGTTGTATGGATACTTACTTCTTTCCATAGTCTGGAATACAAGTTGTCCTATACGGTCTCCCGCACGAAGAATTACTGGAGTATGCTTGTTTACATTGAATATCTCCAATGTAATCTGTCCATTGAATCCAGGGTCTATATATCCCGCAGTTTGATGAATGGTTATCCCCAATCTTCCCCAGGACGATTTACCATTCAATTGTGCTACAATTCCATTAGCAAGACCTATTATCTCAACCGTTGTAGCGAGAACATGTTCCTGTGGCATTATCAGATATTCATTGGCGATATATGGATCCCCCCATAGAATGGATTTATGTGGATCAATTGCATCGACATGATCTATGATCAGGAATTCATTACCAAGCGTAACATCATACGAGGCAGGATTGATATTCTGATGAGAAAAAGGACTGATTAGGATATGTCTATCCCTTACAGCATCCCGGATTTGCCAATCAGCAAGTATCATTTGGCACCAGTCTGACACCAATGTCCTTGCATACCAGACACCTGGCAAGCATTGTGGCCGGGTGCTTCTCCTGGAATCCACGGTTATCGCACGATTTTTCGGTTCTTCTGCAATACAATTGGAATACTCCAAAACATCCATTCTCTGGCTTGTTTATCATATCCAACTGAATCTTGCGATCCCTGAAATAACTGTCAAATGCATCGGTTGATGGTGTTTCTTCTACAGGAGATTCATCAACTATAACTTCTGCATTTTCTGCTGGCTGTTCTTCTTGAACCTGTTCTTCTACATCGACTTCGAACAGTATACCGGATTCTTTTGGCTTATCTGAAACCATTTTCTTCTGGGTCATCATTACACTTCCTTTCTCTGGTGCATTTTCCTAATACATTACTTGAACATTCAGAGAAGCATTCCACTCTGAAAAATTCTGATTCTACCCTGCCACCAGGGTAAATCTTTGTTATTACCGGTCTGCTCATAAAAGAGCATATTATTTTTCTGTTCATTTGTCACACATTGTTTTAATGCATGCTGCGAACGATATCTCCGGAAATGCTCCAATCGACATCTCATACGAGTATTTGGCAATGGTGATTACCCATTTCTCGATCTCCGTATCTGTCATCAGATCAGTCATGTCCACCAGGAGGTTCTTGTAATCTGGTGCTGCAGCGATCCATTGTTTTCTTGCATCCAGAAACTTACCTGACCTTACAAAACCGAGGATATCATTGGCAAGAGTATGATTGCTCGATGGGACCGATCCAAACATAGCGTAGTGTTGTAGTGCGTTCACCATGCTACGTATATCCGGGTAATTGATCGAGATGATGTTTGATACGTCTTGTGCAGGGATCGGGATATTTTCAGCCCCTATGATGCGTGCCAGGTAAACCTCGATGTCCGGCATTGGTGGCGTGGCAAGATTGATCTCCATGCACCTGGACCGGATTGGTTCAATGATCTTTGCGACATTGTTACAGGTGAACACAAACCTGGTATTGTTGGAATACTCTTCCATGATATTACGCAGGGTATTCTGTGCATCGAATGTCAGACCATCGGCCTCATCAAAGTGAACCAATTTGACACGTTTGTTGATAGACATCGTGGATGCAAATTCCTTCACCTTTCCACGTATCATATCAATTCCACGTTCATCAGATGCATTCAGGTAGAGCACATCACAATTGTATTCCTTTGCAATCACTTTTGCAAGCGTAGTCTTTCCAATACCACATCTTCCTGCCAGGAGAAGGTTTGGTAAACTATCAAGTTTCGTGAGATCGACTGTGAGACCCACAATCTCACTAAATTTACCTGGACGGTATTTTTCGGTATATAACTGGTCCTTTATCATGATACATCCTCCATAGCATCACTGTATCCATCCCAATTATCAACACCATGAGATTCAAGTGCAGTAAGGGTCTCTTCCGCTTTAAGAAGACGATCATATTCTTCTTTTGATATGGTTACAGTTTCGTTACTCATTCTTCCATCCCCATGATGTATGCTTCCACTTTCACAAGACCGGCCTGGTATTCAATTTTTCCAGGGAATTGTGTAACTGAATTTTTTAGAGTAAATACCACAGGAGAAGTGGCTTTCCCGATCATACGTTCCAGGACATCAAATTTGAATGTCCACTTTCCTGGCTTCCCGGTGATCTCCTTGAGTTTTCTTTTCACCTTTCCACAGGTTATGGTCAGGTAATCTCCCATATCAAAGAATATCTTCATATCATCCTGTTTCTTGGATGCTTTGAATATGGTAGCAATTGCATCAAGTGGAATCGAAAATACCTGGGCATCAGAATAATCTATTGGTGCCTGAAGTTTACCAGTAAATTTTTCTGCATTCTCCTTTGCCACCATTGGCATGAGAACTTCCAGTTCATCATTAAAGATAAGAATCGAATCCTCGCTGGTCCGAATATCAATCGGATTGGTAAAAAGATCGATATACTTGTCTATCGTCTTCTGGTTGGCATACATATGAATATCCGGAACTCCCGGAAGACATAAGTAAATTACACCGGTCATATCAAATGCTTTGATATTTGCAACAAGATTGCCTTCGCTGTCACTATGAGCCTCATAATCTCCTGATGTGGTGAGGCCTTCAGTAAGATCATTAAAGGTCTTTAAGGTCGATTGGTGCATTGTCCTTCTCCATTATTTCTCTTAATTCATCGATACGTTTGTAAAGCCTGTTTATGCAAATCCTGACAACATTGCTTTTATTTGAACCAAGTATAACATCCAGTTCGTTTAGTTTTGCATTGGTATCAGGATCCAGACCAACTGTGATCCTTACAAGTTCCGACATACCACATCCCGCAGTCTCTTGTTGGTGACATCATATTTGCCATCGGGAAACATATCTGGCTTCTTTGAACCTTCTACTATGGCATAGTAGTGGCGAGAACCCTTTTCAAATACTGCATCACCTTTGATAACGATATGGGTTTCACGCATTACCGATCCAATCCATTTTGGTATGTCTTTTTTACGCAGGACCTGTCCTTCTTTGTCCACTACCTCATGCTGGTCAGTATACATCGTGTAGATGACACCTTTGTTTGCACATTTTACCGCTTTTGCATGTATGTCATCGATATACTGTTTTCGTTCTTTCCAGACATTCAGGTTTGAAATTCCCTGGTATGGCATGAGTTTATTGCGTAATCTCATTACCTGTTCAAGAATCGTATTCAGAACTTCGGTGCCATCAAATATAATCCAATCAGGATTGAACTGTTTCTTTGCTTCTGCAAGCAGGAAAAGTAAATATCCATACGATATATCAGATGTCTCCTGCAGAGTTTCAAGTGTTGAACGATCCATGAATTTTAGACCATCCTTTATCTTGAATTCGAGACCTGCATTTGTAATAAACGGCAGTTTTGTTGCAGCACCGGACATATGATCAAATGAGATCACCAGGACCCTTTCTCCATTTTCCGGTATACCGTAACATATGACCGTCTTTCCATCATTTTTCAATCCATACACAGAGAAAACTGTGATTCCGTTTAATCCATCATCATCTTCATCATCAAATGAAAATTCTGGCCTGTTTGCTATCAGTTCTTTTACCCGTGATTGTTTCTCCTCAAGTTCATGCATCTTTTCTTCTTTCTTTGCAGAAGGTGTGGTGGGTTCACCCACATCAACACCAAAGGTCACTTCAGTCGAAGTCACTTGCACTCACCTGTTTGACTTCTTTCGGGGGAATGCACATTGTTGGATCTGGGATGAATCCTACGATCTCACCGGATGGTTCAGCCTCTCTGCCCTTCTCCTCGTCTGGCTTGGTCATATACGGACGATAGATTACCAGACCGATGGCATTCTCAAAACAGGTATCCATTTCCCTGACAACGGTCATACGAATGTTCTGATCGACATCATCGTCCATCAGTGACTGGAATTCTACAGAGTCATTTGAATTCTCTGGCTTTGCAGTGAGCGATACAACAGTAGCCTCTGTTGCATAGAACTTGACACCTTCCGGCATCTCGATCTTATTGTCGGAATTTGGATTGTATACATCAATGAACGGAGCAAGATTGCCAAATTCCTTGACCATCTTCATGACAACATCATAACTCACCTTGCCGGTCTCTTCGAATTCTGTCTGTGTAGCGGTGGATATTGATAGAACGGTTGCTTCTGGTGCTGAACATCCGGCTCTGAACCGATATGCTGAACCTGGGACCAGCACATGCTTCTCTGTTTCTCTGATATATATCACACCAGGTTTCAGAGCATTGTTTACCTGGACACCATCTTCCTTGATGATTGGTCTGAAATACCCGAACGCAGATCGTTCCCATCGGTGTTCTGGTATCTTCTGTTTCCAGAGCCACTTCTGTTTCTCGCTGGTATTCTCTGGACAATACAGAGGATTGCCTTCTGCATCACAGATACCACGATTCATGCCAATATTGATCCATGCAGAAAGGTTCTCTTGTTTCAGGTCCTCCAGGACTTTCATAGCCTCCCTGTATTCCCGGTTTGAACGATCAACAATTTTGGTCAACCCGACTACAAAGCCTTCCATTGGAATCGCCTTTGACCGAAGTGCTGCCTGGTATGAACCTTTTAACTGTTTGAAGGCAACCATCTCTGCCTTCTTTTGTGGAACATCGATGGCAAGATATTCTTCGACTTTCTCATTGAATACTGCCCACATGGAGTCAAAATCCTCCATGATCTTATCAGACAACTGTCTGATCTGTTCTTCATACGACATGACATACAGTATTACACTTGCATACTAAAAAAGATTACTGAATGAGAAGACAATTTTTGCCGTCTTTCTTGATCTCCTTGAACTTCCCATTCTCCACAAGGTTTTTGATGATATATTTGGCTTTATTCTCCTGGAAATGAAATTCCTCCATTATGAGCGCGACCCATTTCATGCTTGGGAACGATTCACCAACATACTTGCGCTTGAGTAATGTATGTATCTGTATAGTTTTTCTATCACTGACTGTTGCAACGTGTTCACGTAAAAAGAACCCTACAGATGTCATTGTCTGAATCATGATATTTGTAGCATACAGAACATCAGGAACATCAACATATTTCCGGTAATTTACCATTGCATGAATTGCAGATATTTTAAGGAGATTTATAGCCATACGAGTAACCATAGATTCCCAGATCTGTTTTTGACCTGTCATGAATGGCATTAATTCACGTAATTCATTAACACCAGATTTCATGATTTCTTTTGCTTCCCTGGTGAGTGACATTGATTCTGTATCAATGTGGTAATCCCTTACCTGCCTTGCCTCATCGACAAGTTTCTGAATAAGGTCCAGGCGTGCATTCTTTAATCCACGGATGTTGGCTTTCGTGGTCTTAATATCCTCATAAGTAGGTATACCATCAATAGTGCTATCAATAATTGCAGTTCTTGTATCATAGTTTTCTTCCTGAATCAAAACTACCATACGCTGGAGCAATCCACGATCAAGAAGAGTTTCTTGAAATTCTTCCAGATAATAACTGGTGATCACTATACTGCAGTCTGGGTAGCCTCCTATCTGATATCCGACCAGGTTATTTGATACATAGTTACCTTCTGAATTATGGCGGTTCATTGCCTTTTGAAGATATCTCTGGGCACCTTCTGTCTCTTTACTGGTCTTTAGAATATTTTCTCCTTCATCAAATACAACAAAATGTGATTTGCGCAGGATACCTTTTTCGTCTGGATCCATATATCCAGGATCGCCAGGATTTTTTCTATTTTTTAGATTGTAATCGATTGCTGCCTTTATCACGGATCCTACAAGAACTGCATCATTATATCTATCAACCGATGTGAATACAAGTCCTATCTGCCTGGCAAATGTAGCAAGAATATCATTGCCTTCAGATTTTCCAGTTCCTGATGGCATGATGATACATGGATTCACTCTGATATCTTCTTCTACACCTCCCTGCTTCACAACGGTAACGTGTTTGAGTAATTGTGAACCTGCGCACATAGCATACATTTCACAGGTAAGTGGTTGGCGTATAACAATAGAATTCCAATATTTGCGCCACAAATCAAGATACGAGTCAGCAGGTTCTGGTGGTAACTTTGTTCTACTAACAAATTCTGTCTTCTTTCGCAGAAGAACCATATTTGCTTCTATTTCTGCATCAGAAGAATCTGCGTCGTCAAATATCTCGAAATATGGTTTTCCGAGTGTTTCTTCGCACAACTGGTTTGCTTCGTCAAGTTTAGACGACATACAGCATATGTATGCGTCAATGATACAAAAAAAGGTTTACTCGATCTTGATGCCGAGTTTCTGGCAGGCAGTCCGGACATCCTGTGACTGGATGGTCTTTCTTCCTGTGTAGGATGCAAGTGAATATGCCTCTTTTGCTACATCGGTGATGGTTTTCTCGGCCATCTGAATCAGAAGTGCAACAGCATCGTCACCGATACGTGCTTCCCGGTCAACATTCTTCGCAAGTTTCTTCACTGGTGCAATTGGTAAGTTTGCCATGATTATTCTTTGACACCGTTATTATTTAAGTCCTTTTGTCCATCCTGGCGTTGTGAATCCGTAATACTGGTTTTGTCAGTGATTGGTTTTGCTACATTATCAGCAGGGTTCATGCTTGGTGGCTTACTGTTGATATCAACAGCATACGTATGTGTTGGATTCCTTTTCTCTGGGAAACCACTCCTTGACCGCCAATCTTCGATTGATATTGCACCTTTGTCACGGGCATCCCCAAGGTCCTTCGAGTCGACCTTTGGCTTTGATAGTTCGTCAAATACAATACTGACATCAATTGATTGACCTGGCTGCGCACCTTCACGCTTCCTGATGATCTCATTGTTCACAATTTCTGTTACGATGTTCTGTATACCTTCCAGAGTTATCATACGCTCTTCTTCGGATATGTAGCCTGATGCGTATGTCGTTCCCTCTGCCCTGCCCATTGTAAGTGGTGCTTGAAGCAATCCTATCTGGATATCTTTCTCCAGGGATTCCTTGTATTGTGTGATGTTTGGATTGGATCCACCAGTATCAAGTTCTTTTATTTCAAATCCGGCACCAATTATGTCTTCATTTTGTTCTATCAGTTCATGTTCTTCAGATAATTTATTGAGTGCATCAATTGCCTCATCGACTTCTCCTTCCCTGATAAGTTCCTCCAAAGCCTTGTAATTAATATGAAGCCTTCCAAAACCATATCTCTTGATGAATTGCGCATATCCTCTGGTAATATCCAGGTAATCACAAAGAACATTTTCAATAGATTCAAGCATAGATAATCCATACAGTCCATATGTTTCCCTACCTCTATTATCCTTTATTTTTCCAATATACGGGAACAATGCACCATATATGATATCTTCACGTTTTAATTCATCTTCTGCATTCTGAATACCTTCATTGATAATAATCCTATCAAATGGCGCTTGTAAAACAAGTGTTGCATTTTCTGCATCTGGTTTATATCCAATTGGATAAATAGAGGCAAATTCCATAAGAACTGGATTAAAATCAAATGTTTCCTTAATGGGATTGGTTATATTCGCAATGTATGTTCCATCCCTGCATAGCAGAAGAACAAGCATTTGAATTTTTGATCTTAAACATATCCTGGTAGCCCATTCTTCGTATTCTTTCTTCTTTGATTCATTATTGCATTCAATCCTAAATCCTTTGATTATTGATAAACTCAACTTAATGAGTGATATCAAAACGTGTGGCGAAGTGACACACATCTGCTGGTATTTGACAAACCGGTTTGTAGTGTTTACAAACTGATAAGGACCAATCTCTGTCTTGCTACCATCAATACGTTCAATACCAGAAACACCTGCTATGAGTTTCTTACCTTTAATTATGACTTCTGCCATTTCTCCTCCCTAAAAGCAACCGTGTCTTTGTTGTTACAAGATTCCGAAGCGATTCTTTCTTGATCCCTGATAATTTTCTGGAACCCATCACAGATAAACCATGCACAGCATCAGGGACATCATCATGTTTACCAATTGGATACACAACCATTTCCTCAATTAACTTCGGATAATGGATTTTCCAGTCAGATCTGAACCTTATCTTTCCTGATGCTACCCAGGGTTCAATGGATTCTATTCTGATGTTCTTTGGCTTATTGCTCCTCACTTCTTTGACCACCATTCCTTCTTCCCTTACTGCTTTGGCAAAAAGTGTCTGGTAGCCATTTGCTTCTACTCCTACGTATGAACATCCATACATACGATACATACGCTTCATTTCCTTTATCACAGCATCTGGTGTTGTGGTATTGGTAATGATGCAATCTCTTACAAAAGTGAAACCATTTTTCTTTGCTCCGAATAGAACAACGATATAATCATTCTTTCCTTTGCCAATTGAACCCAGAGCAGGATCCATATATGCAAAGTTTATTTCTTTCTCCAGTGATTCTGGTGATTCGCTGTAGAAATACATCCTTTCGGTAGAAAACAACTGTGTTTCTGCTGGCAATGGATTATTCATATACTGCGAATAGAATTCTACAAGACCCTTCTCAATTTTTAGTGATTCAATTTTTTCATGGTCTATAATGGATGGGAATAAAAGATTGCCTTCTGGATCTACCACTGCTTCTATTTCGATATGATATTGTTCTCTCTGTGGCAATTTTGGATTATTGTCTATAATCCCTTGGTAGACATCATCTGAATGCCATCTGGTCCCTATTACCACCAGGAGACCGTCTGGTTCAAGGATAGAGATAAGGTCTTGTAGCCAGCGTTTCTTTTTCTCACGTATAGTTTCAGATTCACGATCATCGTTATTACAAATATCATCACAGATAATGATATCATAGTGTTCCGATGTAAGTGAAGACAATGCACCTTTTGCTTTGATATTTGGTTCTTTCTTCACTACACGGGGATTTAACCAAACTTCTCTTTGATTATCTCTTTTAACTGGATTATAACCAAATACACGATGCAGTTTATCATTCTCGGTAAGATGTTGCTTTATTTCACCAACAAATTGTTCTGCAAGTTCATTTGTAGCGGAGGCAACCAGGATCCTTTTTGTAAATTTTCCACCATTATCATACCAATCTTGTATAAGCAGGTTAATTGCAAAAGAAACGGTATACAATGTTGATTTGTAAGTTCCTCTGGGTTTAAGATACAGGTGCCTCCGGTATCGTTTTAGATTCTCTTCAAGAGGATCACACCATACCCTACGATGCTTTTCAGTTATTTTGTTATAACCAAGAACAGTTTTTGCTAAATTGAAAAGGGTAAGTGGCTTATCATAAAATTTAAGCCTGGTCATCCATTGACTCCAACCAGGGAGGCACTACAATGACACCATCAGAGATTTCTCCCTCGATCTTTGCCCGCATGTTCAGAAGTTCGATCATGGTCTTCTGCATCTTAGAGAACTCAAGGGTATTGTCCTGGCCATTTCTCCTGTAGCCTTCCATAGCAGTGGTCAATTCGGCCAATTCATCATTTATGATGTCTATCGTTTTTGATTCTATAACATATTTCTTTTTTTCAGAAACTTTGTCAATAGAATCAGAATCAATGAAAAATACATGGCGTGCATGAGCCTTTAGTTCAGTAAGTTCACACATTAAACCATACTGATTCTCAAGTTTTTCCTTGAGGTCTGCCATCTTCATTTCTGCACCAAAGACGATAGGATCCACAATATCCGATATCTTCTTGTTCTGGCAGATTACACAACCTCTTATTCCCTTATTGCAAATTGGCATATATTAACTTTGATAAGAAGCAATAAAAAAGATCTCTACCCACGGCAGAGAATGTTCGGACCAGTGACTCCCGATCCGCCGTAACATTTTCAGGATTCTCCTTTAAGTTTTCCCTGTCACTGGACCAGGGAGATAGCAGATGTGGGAATCGAACCCACGAACCCTTTGGGAACCATCTTGTTACCAGGGATGCATTTGATAACAGTCACGATTTGACTTGACCAATTCGTCACCTATCTGCTACTTGCTGGACCAAAACGCTGGCCAGCGCCCTGCTGCAGTCAGGGATAACGAGGGGATGGAATTGAACCATCGCAGTCGTTCCTCATTGTTACGGCAGAACACAATGGCCTATTGTGAGTTTACTGCCATAGATCCCTGTGCGTCGGAATCATATACGAGTGGTTTATAGCAACCATCTTAACTTCTGGTTGATGTAACACGACAACCAGCAAAGGCGGAAGGTTTACGGAACTCCTACAACGCATGCTGTTTATTTACCGATTAATTCACAGCGGTCCAACTCCAAGCAACTCACTGGAATGGATACCAGATCATTAAATTGGATTATACGGATGGACAGACCCCATCCACGGACTCGAACCGTGGTTCCAAGAATATCAGTGATCGATATAATATCCCTGGCACATTTCTGTGGACATCCAGTTGTCGAATGGGGCAATAACAGGGAGGGTTGGTCCCTGCAGGCAATTTCCCGACTTATGTGCATGTTGTTAGGGGGATTGTCATGCTCAATCCTGAACTCGGAGTGCCGGTTATTACCCGGCCAATACCTCCACAACGGTTTGACCCGAAGCAGAGGCACAACACAACAATTTTTCATCAGTTATTAACACAGACGGACGTTGATGCTGGTATCAGTAGTTACTCTCCGTCTGTGCCACATTACAATATTATCACTCTGGTGATTTAAATTTGTCGGTTTCTAATCCATGAGCATCCCAACCAGAAACAACCTCTCTGGCAAACAATTCTATCCTTTCCTGCTCACCATATAGATTTTCTATTGCAGTTCTTACTTCTGCAGGCTTTCTGGAATGTTCTCTAATAGGGGATATAACTGTAGAGCGCACAGAATTATTTACTCTTTGTAATCCTTTACCACGCACACCAAGAAGAACAAATTCTGCATTGGCCCTGGTATGATTACCCATACCAAGGAAATCACCATATGTATCAATTTCTCCTTCACGATTAAGGAATGTGGCAAGATACAATGGTTGGCCAGTATCCAGGGATCTCCCGGTCCCTTTCGGATTAGTCTTGATCCAGGTAAACGCAATGGTCCGGTAATCAAATTCCCAATATTCCATTACCTTTAGTGCATCTGGCATAATTGGTCCTGTAGCCCACATGAACATGACAGAATTGTCGTTCGCAATAGAATCAATATATGGACGCATTCCGATCAATTCGGCCAGGGACATGCACTGGTATTTGTGTTCTGCTCCACGCTTACCCGCATTAGCTTTGTCTTTGTATTGCCAGGGACAATCAACGTAGAGGATTGAGTAAGTCATACCTGCTCCACAGATGCAATCAAATCAGATGGTATAGATTTTGATCCATGAACATGAAATCCAGTTATAATATTTAACCATCCAAAACTTGTTTTGTATTGGTAAACATCATCAATAATTTCTTCCCTTCCATCCCTGTATACCACTTTAAGTATTATATTCATTTGAATTCACCAGGATTCTCTACTCTGGTAACGTATATGCCACGGAAATCAGGAGCAAGTTCCAGGCATGCATTGATCGATGTAAAATTGAATCGTATCCTTTCTGGTATCATTTCTTGTCGTTCCAGGAGTCTGGCAACATAATCACCACCAAGTATGATGAAATTTGGATGCAAGTAATATTTCTCTGCATACCTGTGCAATTCTGGCAATATCAACTTGAATAACTTCTCCACATTAAATGAGAACGTACTCAATTTAATATTATAATTATGTTCTTCTGGTTCGAAGTATGCTGGTCCCATTGGACTATTCAGGAAAGCAATATCTCTAAATTTTTGTATTTCTTCAGGAAGATACGTAGATCTAAAACCCTGTTCTTGCATCATCATTGCTACACGAAACAGAACAGATACTGCAGAAAATGAAAGTTCCATCTCTTTGTATTCCTGATCTACCATCGAATAAACTTTTACTCCGGATGCCCTGTTTATATCCAATGCCACAAGCATCATAATGCTTTCACCTGGGACAAAAACCATCCATAAAAATCTCCGGTCTTGCCAAACAATGATTTGTAAGCAAGTTCAAGAATAGATGCACAATTTTCAAGAGATCTTGGTATATACTCCTGCGATTTGAAATATACTAATCCAACCACACCTGGTTGAACTACTCCATGATCGTCATATGTTGCTGCCTTTTTTACAACAAAATACTGACAACATTTCGCTGTAACACTTACATTGAAATAATAGATTGGATTACCATCATCGTCCAAATCTGGACAGTTAATTTTTCCTAAATACATTCTATATCTCCTTTTTTACATATACCATTCTTATCACAATCAAGTTTTTCAAGCAATGGATCTTCCTTATCCTGTTTTGAAAATAGATTGCATTCACCAGAATTACTCAACCACTGGCATATCATTCTATGTATACTTCCGTAAATTCGGATCTCACAAGAGCAGGTGATTCACCTTGCTTTATGATAAGGTATTCTCCAAGTTTAAACAATGCATCTTTGGCAATTCTGTTAAAAACTTCAATTTCGACATATTGATACCCCTGGTCAACAGAAATAGATTCATTTGGTATCAAAATAGTTATAGAATTGTCAACAGGCAATTTAACCTTGTATCTTGTTCTATCAAGGTTTACTTTTACTTCAGTAAGCGTGGCATAAACTTTGACCACATTACCTTTGATCGATCTCCATCCAGTCTTTTTGGTCATGGTTGTTACCATTCTGTTGGATCACATAGGTCTTATATTTCACCCCATTCATCTGGGGCATCCTCAACATAATCAACCTTTTTAGGTTTATGTCCTACAGGATACTCACGCCTGGGTTCTTCATTCGATTCCATCTATCTCTTCCCAATCTACACCGCAATCCATACCGGTATCATGTGCTGCAGGACAATCCATGAACATTGTTCGATCCATGCAATTTGGGACATCCAATGTGCAGGGTCCCACGCTACATTCTGTGCATCGTAGTCTCATCGTAGTATGCATTTGTAATACTGGTTATTTATACCTTGTAGATCCACAATTATGTGTATGGATGAATTTCCATCAAAACAAGTCATCGAGACACTGGAAAATTCCGTTCTCGATAGAGAAGTGGTCAGTTATTTGATGAATCAAATGCCACATCTCGTAACAGGCTGGAGGAAATACCTGCGCTCGATTGCACCCGAACGCTACAACGATATCGCTACTATCTTCAAAGAAGACCAGCGAATCAAGAATTACATGGAACATCTTGGATACATTACCAGGACCAATTGTATTCTCATCGTAGCAGACTGCACCAATTGTAGTCAACAGAGGGCGCGGCAGATGGTTGATGAATCCATCAAATGTGGGATCCTGAAACAGACCAACTTCAACAAGAAGGAAAAGAGGATTAGGCTGAATGAACCTGCAACAGTTTGAACAGTTCATCCCTAACCTTACCGGTGTGGCAACACTGATCATTGCTGTCTGTTCATTTCTCCTTAGTTTTTTTAACCTGCAGGCAACAGCACTTGATGCAGGTATTATTCCTTGGTTATCATGGCTATGGCCTGTTTGTATTGATGCCCTGCTTATCTCTGGTAGTCTGATGATATTGAGATCGTCCATTAGAATGGAGTCTACTATGGTTGGATGGACAGTTCTAATTGTGTTCACCTTGATCAGTATGGTATTCAACATCATCCACAGTCCACCCGATATCATCAGCCAAGCAGCACATGCGGTGGCACCAGTAACCCTTTGTGTAAGTATTGAACTGTTCATGATGTGCATCAGGTCAGATTTGTCCACTGAACAGGTGATTGAACAGGTGCCAACTGCACAAATTGTAGAGGTATTGAACAATGGGGAACCAGTAACCAAAACAGAAGTGGTCCATGTTTCCCTGGGAACCGATCCCGAGAAGTTCAGACAAGTCATGGAATATTTTGAGGAGAATCCCGAGAGCACGATCTCCGAGGCAGCAAAAGTTCTTGGCATCAGCAGGACCACAATTACGAAGTATCGAAATGAAGGACGAAATACATGCAAAAGTGATCCGTATACAGGCGGACAAATTGAATAAGGCTATTGGAAACCCAGAAGGCACATTTATCGACAGAAAGACCATCGATCTCATTGCAGAAGCCGATGTAAGGGGGATTATAGTTGTAAATGGAAAAGAAATTCAGATGAACATGCATTTGAAAGGAACTGCGGACATTCTCCGTAAAAAGATCGATGGCACATGGGCGATTGGAAGATAAACTACGCTGCAGATGTTATCAGCGAATTTGACCTGGAGGTGATTGAGAACGGCAATTATAGCAGTAGACTTCGACGGGATTCTGATTGAAGACGGACATTGGCCAGGAATTGGTCCAGAAGTGCCAGGTGCAATCGCTGGTGTAAATGCTCTCCATAAATCAGGACATTGTATCATTATCAATTCCTGCAGAGTCGGAGAGGCAGAAGCCAATATGATCCGATGGCTTATTGCCAATAATGTAAAATTCTGCCATATTAACAGAAATTGTGTAAAGAGACAGATTTATTACAAGACCGACTGCAGGAAAATCAGTGCAGACATCTACATTGATGACAAAAACCTATGTTTTATTCTTAATCCACTTGATTGGATTACAATCGTGGGATTTGTGATAGGAAAGTTTGGTGGAAATATCGAACGTGACTGTGAATTCATGGTGGAATAATGTTCCTTGAACTTGCTTATCTCATCGTAAAGTATCTTGGATGCGCGATTGTTGTATTTTTGCTATTCATACCATTCTCTATGATTCTTGAATCGTTCAGGAGATGGCTTGATCAAGAAATGAACACACCAACATACGCATTCATAATTGTATTTTGTGCTATATGGTTTATTCTTACAATGGGATTTGTAGAATTATTCTGGGTCCCGTTCAAATTACCATAGTAACCTTTTTTAAGTATTACGCAGTAATACTACTCTATGCAGTGCGCAGTAGACGCAAGCAAGTCTGACAAGGCATACACTCTCATGGAGTTTATTGCTATCAGAAAGGGACTCCTGAACATTGAAATGGCAGCACATCCCTGGGACGATTACAATCGTGGAGTAATCGAGGGACAACTGCTTGCTCTCCAAGGACTTGAAGCAGGAATACTCTCTGGTAACATCGTGGCTGGTAATATTCGATGACCACTGAACATTTTGAACAATGCAATGAACGAGTTGTTACTGAATTAAAATCGTCCATTGCAGGGATAAGGCTGCTTATGAGCGATCCCATGCTTGACACCAAGGAAAAAACAATCCTCGCAAGGACAATCATGGATGGACTCGTATTACTCAAAAAAGAGGTAGAACGATATACATGATCGAAGATCGAGATCTCCGAGAACTTCGACCATGTTCTGAATGTGGGTATTCTGAATGCATCAATGGCCATATTCATGTTGCCAGAAATGAATTCCTGTTACTCGAAGTCGATGGAAATCTCCATATGGTATCATACGATGATTATCTTGAAAATTGCACACCAGAAGAACAAGATCATCTGTTTGGTAGTGAACAGCATGTTAATCCTATCAGATGTGACAAGCACATGACACTACCAGAACTTCTTGAACTGGTAAACAAACATAACAGGATTTCTGCCAGGCACCAGCCACTGGTAACTAACCAACACGTTACAGACTTCTGTAAGATGTGCAGTGACCGGGCATACGAACCCACTGGATTATTCTGTGGCAAATGTGCAGGAAGAATGGTTATCAACGTGAACAAGTGTCCAAACGGAACCTGGGAGAGATATGAACACGCTTGAACGATTACAAAAACCATGCGAAGAACGATTTCCAAATATCTGGAAAATTGCCAGGCATACAATGGATGTATGCTATTCTGATGAACAGATCAAGGAAATCATTGGAAAATCGAACCTGGTCATGATGTGCGCAATTGAAGACTATCTTGAAACACATCCGGTCCCAGAGGATTGGGATCTTTATTCAAGGATAAATCATGTATGAACAGTATGTTGATGGAGACATCTTACATGACACATATTACGGAGATTCCTTCATATTTACCGAAAAGAAATGGGGAGTCACCGTAAGAGCATGCTGGTCCAGATTCGTCAAAATTGGTGAGACAATCTGGAGAGGAAAAATATTTACTCCGGTTGATGGATGTGGAAAATGCGAACATTGCAAAGCAGTTCAATTCGGAAAAACAAAACACGAACGATGCTTACAATGTAGTATTACATCCACATCAATTCCTGTATCCCTTTATCCTGTTATCTGGAGAGGTGCAACACTGATCAATTGTCCGAGGAGATCATGAAACGATACGAAGTAATCTTTTGGGCCTTCATTGGAATTGGGGGCATGGTAGGGTTATGCAGAATGATATGGTGCAGTTATCACTGCTGTGCATGAGGTAAACATGGCAACAATCGAAGAAATCAAAGAAAGACTTACCAAAGTCAAGAACAGCATGGATTATGAATATATCAAGGCAAAGCAGCGTATCATCGATGCTGTAGAATCAGATGATGTTGATAACGCAGAAAATGCATTTGGGGATATGAAATTATCCAGGATGGGAAGAGATATAGCAATCACAATGCTTGGGGAATTAAACAATGAAACGTAGCCAGAAACACTACTGCAATGGTTGTGATGACAATTACTACAACCACGGTAATAACAGCACCACAGGAAAATGCTGGTGCTTCCAGGATGCCAAGATCATCTGGAGATGCATGATACCAATTGATGTGCCTCCAAGCGAGTATCACCGATACAAGAAAGAACGAATGCCCGACTGCTACAACAGACCACGGTATTCATTCCCCAGGGAGAAACAGTAATGCCAATTTGTAAAACCTGTGAAGGAAGAGGAGAAGTTCAGGAAATTACCGGAACTGGCCAACATACAGATTTTGAAACGTGTCCAGATTGCTGTGGAACTGGTTATACCATACGCACTTCGGTATATGAATTCATAACCGCAATGGAACGAGAATTGTCTGCAAACGATCACAAACCTGGTTGGAAAGATACAGACAAACAAATTCTGCATAGAAGAATGATTGGAAACATCACAGAACTTACGTATGCCATCCAATCCAGAGATGCTGAACGTATCAAGAAAACCTGTGCAGACATAGCGAATTACGCAATGATGATCTGGGATGTGACCAAATGATCGAACCAATGCTGATTGCAGGAATTATCATATTCCTGATGTTCTTCTGGTGTGGCTGGAAAGTCTACCAGATGAAGAAAAGTTTTGACGAACGCGGGGGATCCTATTCTCCGTTAATCCCTGAATGGATGAGGATGCTGAAATGAATGTTCTGGTAGAAATTCCAGTAGAAGCCTACAATTTCATTTCTACTGTTGCAAGAATTAAAAATGCACCATTTGAGGTTATACTACTTTCAATGGTATGTAACTACGCAGCAGATAATAAATTTGACTTTCCAATTACACAGAACACAGCAGACAATCACCAGGAACGAATAATATGAAATTGACAGGATTCAGACTACCAAATGGTGCCATAACTGTGAAAATACCACGCTACGAAGGAATATTCACTGTAAATGGTGCAAAAGTGCCAAATGAGAACATTGTCATCTCCGACACCGATGTAATCGAAAAGGTGCAGGAAATCCATCCAGTTATGCACTACACGAACGCAGAAGACGAAATCATCTCAATCGAGGAATATACCAAGAGAGAACAAGAATTGCTTGCCAAGGCAACCGGAACAGATGATGATGGAGAACCAGAATTCGAAGTGGATGATCAGATAGCCTGGATTGTTCTTCGTAGAAAATTCTGGGCAGTCAGGAAAGATTCCACTGTGAATGAACCAGTGGAAATAGAAATCATTCCATTGCCAGATGAATCAGAAAAATACCCAGAATACATCGAGACCACATGGAGAACATCCGATAAACTGAACAACACCTGCATTGCTGATGTCAGAAGGTTCATCCTGGGAATGTTCCCACTAATGGCATCAAAGTATACATTTGACCCAAAGAAAGTAACCGGATTCGATCCAGCGTATCCAAACCTTGAATTTCTCAAGATTGAAGGAGTATACTTCAATAATTTCAAGCAATATGAGAAAAACAAGGTATACCGTGGAACAATGGAGGAATGTGAGACGTTCCTGGATGAAGTTATAGCAGACATCGGTAATCTCCTGGCAGGGTATGTCAAAAGAAAGACCACACCGGTATCATTCAATGAAATCGTGGCAGATCTTGAAGTTGTTCTTGGTGTTGCCAGAAAAATAGAGCCGATGAAAAAATCATACCATACCCACAACGATCTCTGTTCGAGACTTTCAAGGCTGATCGAGTCATACAAATTGATGAATGATCGAAAACAGGAGTCAGAAGTATGAAGATGATATTGGTCCTGATGCTGTTAGGACTTGTAGCAAGCCCGGCTATCGCCGGTCACGTTTACGTAATGGATCGGGAGTCGAACAATCACATCAATGTGACCTTCGAAGGCAACGTGACGGTTCTGTATGAGTTTGGTGGCAAACAGATGATCGCGGAGAACATGACCGGGAAAGTTGTGTTCTATGGATCAAATCTCTCCCTGGAGAAATATCCATGAAAACTTGCAGATATTATGACAATGAAGATGCCAAAGGATGGTGTGTATTGGGTTTTTATTGTCCATATGAACCGGATGAACATAAAGATCAATGCCCTGATTACGAGGAACCATGAAAAACGACCAATGCCCCTTTTGTAATGCACAATTACAAACAGGATCTGCATTCGAACATGGAATTGGAAAAGTATATTTTGTATTTTGTCCTGTATGCCATTTTAGAGGACCAGAAACCCATTCACTCGATGCTGCAGTAAAAATGTATGATGATGCAATTGATCGAACAAATAATAGCGATACCATCATAGAAGTGGTAGAGACTTCGGATCCTGACAAATACAAAGCACAGATGAACAAACTGCTTGCAGAAGGATATAGAATCAGTTCTACATCATGTGGATTCGTAAACAGCGAGCAATATGACTTCTGCGGCATGTATCAAGCAATCCTGGTGAAATAATGAAAGAATTCAATCCTGCTCATATTTGCTGGAAACCAGACGATCCTGACCTTCCAGAAGACCTACAGGAAGTTGTTGGTGAATGGGGCCTCGGTGTATGCAAATTATGCGGCAGAACCGAGAGACAACTCGAAGATCGCTGTATTCATGAACTCTGTCCGTTCTGCGGAGGAAATCCAGTATCAGAGTATTATGTTGACCGTGGATACAGAATACAGTGCGAAAACAGGCATAAAGTTGAATTGTGTCCGGTAAACATGAGAACGCATCATTACCCAACCGAAGCAGAAGCATGGGCAGCCTGGGACATCAGGAAACCGATCCAGGAAGTCAGGGATTACATCAAACGAATGAAAGAGGAATATCTTTCTGTTAGTGCATTTCCTGCATTATATGCACTTGAAAATGTCGAGGAAATGATCAGATGAGGGGATGGGTAAAACTTCTCAATGCCAAAAAGTTCCATTGGATTGAAGATGGACGATCTCTCTGTGGAAAATGGGGATACTTTGGCAAGAATCCTGAAGCATATGACCAAGATACCACAGAAAAACGTGACGAATGCAAAGAATGCCGTAGGAAACTAAACAAGGAGAATCGCAATGAAAGTAGAGATTGATTTATCTGAAATTTTTCAGAACGATGATGGAGAATGCATCTCTATCGGTGTGGCAGAACGTGTTGAGGCAGCAATCATTGCAAAAGCAGAAGCAGTGGTTGTTAAACTGGTAAAAGAGAAATTTGATGCAGAATTGAATACACAGATACCAGCGATTGTATCCAAGACGCTTGAAACGATTATGGAAGATCTCCTTGACAAACCATTCATTCATGTCGATAAATGGGGCAGTCGTGGAGAGGAAACCACTGTAAGGAAACTGATCGTCAAAGACATCGAAAGCGCATTGGTGTGGAAAGAATCAAGGTATGACAATGAAAAAGGTATGTATAACAAGGTTGTTGGTGAAGTTGTAGCCGAACATCTCAAGACATTTGGTAGAGAATTCACCAGGACCGTGGATCAGCAACTTATTGCCGAATGCATGAAGTATGCCATCGACAAACTCCGTGGCGGGATAAAATGACCAAAATATTGAAAATAGACAATTGTAATGATTGTCATTTCGCGGATAAAACATGGGGAGATTGTCAGCATCCCGAAAAAGAAAACACTGACATCAATAAATATCTCGAAGGAGAATTTGAAGGAACATTGCCAGATGATTGTCCATTGCCAGATGATCCAATGGCCAAACTAAAAGAAGTTCTGCAAAAAAGAGCAACACATCATCGTCTCTATGGCAATAGAGAGACCGAATCTGAACTCCTTTCATTATTGGATCTGGTATAATGGAATTTGAAATCAAAATAAACCTATCTGATATTGTAGACATCATGGATGCATTGGGTGAATCCCACCCTCTTTATCCAAAGTATGCAATGGCCTACAAGTCCTTAACTGGACGAGAGCGAAGAACCGAAACAAACAATTGCAACAATCTACATGGACCAACCAAAGCACACGAACCTTCTGATCGAGTAAGATTTTATAGGTGTCCAGGCACAGGATGTCCATTTATTCATTTGTGTCGTATGTATGAACCCTGGGGATTAATGGAAGTGAAATATCGTGATGATCACAACAAATGCAGCAATTTCGTTGATAATGGGATTATATGACCCCAGAATAAGTGAGATGCTTCAAGGAAAGACTAATAAATCTACTCAAATCGCAGGAGACTCCGGAGAATTTAAACTTGAACATGACGAGGAAATTGTATGAAAGAACTTAAACTCAATTTTTCAGAACTACAAGAACTGGTTGATGCTTACAAGAAAGGTATGGCATCTACGCTTGCATTGAAGCCAGAAAATATCAAATTGGTTGCATTAAACCTGATATTTGTTGATGAAGAAACCGAACTCCGGGGAGAACATATACTCAGATCACCAGATTATAATCCAGAGGATTATGAATGATTTACCAATAAAATTACTGTGAGAAAATCATGCGAATCGTCAATTATGAACTGGTGGAAGAAAATAAACGAATTGAGACAATTTGTGTCGTAAGAGATCCACTATTTTTTCCAAGGATCGGTGAATGTGTTGTGAATGGAAACAAAAAATACCGAATTATTGACATAGAATATGCCGGTATCCAGGCAAATATCCTATGCATTGAGGAACAATTATGATTTACCAATGTGATAGATGCGAAAAGAAGTGCGAAATGAATGCAGTTTCTTCAAGCAATATGATATACCAGATCTGCAATGGCAAGATTGTTACCTTCATACGCAAAACAGTTATGTCATGTTCTGGTTAGAACAGGTCTTTGCAGTGTTACTGATAATCAGTATCGTAGCACGAATCATTGACATTAAAAAGACATTCTTTTAATAAATCTTTTTTGATAATATTACGAACCTGGATAATCGTAATACTGGTTTGGGCAGAAGTCGATGCATAATGGGTGCAACCACCAGGTTGCTCGATTACCAGAACTTTCACCAAACGAATGCCAGGGGGGTAAAAATGGCCGATCTGATCGTGGGTGGTATGGTTGATCGTTTTACTTTGTAAAATGGCATAGCGTTTGAGTCAACTAAATGACATCCAGGATATATTTAAAGTAATATTATGATTGTTGCACAATCGGTATTTTTGAACGCAAAATAGCATTAGTTTATGTTAGAAAGTATTTGACGTAGTTTATATATGGATGTAAAACTAATAGATAAGTTGGGCCTCGTTCGTAAAAATAAGCCCAATTTAAGATGTGTTTAACCTCCCTCGCGCGATAGTAGTTTTGAAACCCTCTTTTTTATTTCTTATTCTATATACGCGTGAATTAGCATTTTTGAGATATCATTTTACGGGTATTATCCGGGAAAATAGAGCGTAATTTAGGCATATTTAAAAGCAGCAAGAATAAAAGTCCATATGACGATCTGTGTTCAGTTCTTGAGTAAAATTTAGTATTATAATATTTAGTGTTATAAAGATCACGAATAAAACAGTTTGTATAGTTCTGGTAATGGAGCATCGCCTGGCGGCTCTGCAAATGGTTTAGAGTTGTTGAAAAGATGTGTATCAAAAGTAGCCAGGGATTTGTGGTCCCTGGAAGCAGGAGAACGGCTATTTTCTCCTGAAAGGTTATTTGTGTTCGATACATGGCTGGTGCATCGAAGAGGCTTTGAGATTCCCTGTATTGCTGCAGGAAATAATTTTACATGGATGCAGTCGTGAAGGCGATCACACGCTGCACAATAGTATTGGATTGCATGAGGTAAAAAGTTATGGACTGCAACCGTTTTGCAGACTGCACCTTTTGTTAGAGACTGCAACGGACCATCATAGCATTGAGCCTTGCAGTCCAAATAGAAAGTTGCAGACTGCACCTTTTGTTAGAGACTGCAACGGACCATCATAGCATTGAGCCTTGCAGTCCAAATAGAAAGTTGCAGACTGCACCTTTTGTTAGAGACTGCACTATGCGACGACAAGAAGAGACGCAAAAAATATATAGAGACGCAACGATTATGAATAATGCCACGTAAAACAACGCTTTTGACAAGGATGGCAAAATCGAGGGAATCTGGAAGATTGACAGTTCCTGCAGATGCTATCAAAGCGCATAGTTGTGAGTTTGGTGAAGACCACGAATACTATTATGATAAGGAATTGGATGCTCATGTCTTCAAGCGAATTTCAAAACAGCAGTCAAAAGATGGAGAATGATATTTTGCCACGTAAAAGTTGTCTCTTAATTTGTGCAAATAAAAGATCCATGAATGGAAGATTAAATGTTCCTTCAAAAATAATAGCAATCAAGAAATGTGAATTTGGAGAGGACCATGATTATTATTATGATGATACAATACATGCTCATGTCTTTAGACGTATTTCAAAAATTGTAAAACCGCATGATGTATTGCGTCCAATAGAATCTATAGAAGGTATATTAGAACATCCGTATCATGAAGGTGTATATCTCACATATGCAGAGATGGCAATCTATCTTGAGGAAGGTGTTGCTGGTTCTGGTGTAGATTTTATGAAAGCAAATCGTTTGGTATGGAAAAATACTGATGGTGATAGGTTCAAAATCAATATGAATATTGCAGTAGCATCATTTATTAGAAAATTGTATTCTATTGACAAGGAACAGGAACCAGAGAATCCAAAAGTCGATTTACTTGAAGTAGAGCATCAGCAATTCCTGAAGAAATATGTCACTTTCCAGATGCGATGGCGCAGGGATCTTGAAAGAAAGCCAGAAGAATTCCGTAAAATAGAATCCTGGGAGACATATATGGGAGGCATCCCAATGCATTTGTGGAACGATTCAATATTCATGAGGTTTGCAGATGTGGGCGAGGATGGCCAGCCACTATACAATAAACTCCCGGAACCGATAAACCACCACGTAGAAGCACGAATATACAAAATAAATAATCCTGATTGGGCTATAGATGAGATACTCCTCCAGGAATAACCTCTTTTGACAAACGGACCTGGAAAATTGTAATTGCGCCAAACGAACATTCTCCGACAAATTTATATTTTTTAAAACGCAATTATAAATCATGGTAAAACCACGCAATCCGTTAATAACGGTATCTGTGAAGGACGATCCAAAAGAGTATCACCGTCAACGTAGGATAATCAACAAAGAAAAAATTAAAGAATACAATTCTTCTCCTGGAAGGAAACAAAAATGTGTAGAACGTATCAGGAATAAGAAATGGATTCTTATACAGATGCTTGGATCCAAATGTAAGAATTGTGGATTGAAAGCAACCGAAGAAAATAGTTGTGTATTCGATTTTCATCATATAGAAGAAAAATCGTTTGGTCTGGCACCATTTACACGATCTATGCGTTCCCTTGAACAAGAAGCCAAGAAATGTATCATTTTATGTGCAAATTGTCATAGAATGGAGCATAAAGAAGAATACTAATTTCTACGACAAACTATGCTGCACTTCTACCCCTTCATTTCCACTGGAACTATACCCGGCATGTGCGGCCCGGACCACGCCTGGGATATCACTCAATTTTTACACGCACATAGCGAGACGTAGTCGAGCGGCAGACTACAAGACCTAACATCATACCATGCCAGGTGTGATTTGCCATCCTCGGCCCGCTGTGTGCATGTCGTTGAAAAATTTGCAAATGCCGGAAAACAAAAACCTGCCAGAATAATTTTGCATAGTATAGAGCGCAGAATTTAATGCCAATACCCGTATTTGTTTATTCGAATGATGTCTGGCGGGCGACGGACTCCGTCCGTCAGGACACCGTTACCTTCCGGACTCCGTCCGTCAGTCCACTTGCCTACGGTTCAACTCCGTTGAATTTTTCGCTCCGCGAAAAACCAGTGTCCTTCCGTCCGGAGTCCTTTTGTCGGTTGAGAGTCAGTGATATCACCAGAGGTTTATAGTGATGTTCACAAAAAAGGTTAGTGATGTAATATCACTGATAATCTTTTATCAATCTCATGTTTTCAGATGTTAGAGTGATAAAAGATTCAGATTCGGTATTCATATCAGATGATTCTTCAGATATTTTGATCGCCTCTTCATCAGAATCAGCATCAAAAGAATAAATGGTATGGGTAAGAAGATAGTATTTCATTTTATCACGCCGATCCATGTTCCCATTGAGTTTCACATTTAGGGCAGCATCTGACAAAATGATATCCCCATCTTCTGAACTCTTTAACAATTGTTCCACAATTGGGACAGGTCTGATGTTTAATCCGGTTTTGTTTTCTTCTTTCTTTCCAGGAATTTTTTTCTTTCCAGGATGATTCAGAAATAAAATCCAATAGTATATTCTCGCAGAAATAATCTGATTGAGAATCATCCTGCCGATCACCACGACCAACGATATTTTTTATCAGGAAATAGATCCTCATTCTTTCATCATGCCGTTGATAGTTATACGAATTTTCTGTATATTCACCATCGGGATAAGTTACGGTAACATGAATCCACCCGTAAGCGGTCCCGGTTCCATGCCCATTCTGTACTAATTTATACCGAGATAGGGATTTATCAGTTTTAAATAATTCCCTGATGTTTTTGCTTTCTTCTTTATTTGATTGATACATTTTAGCACCTCAAAAATTAAATTATGATTATGAAAATGATAATTACCAGGAGCAGCAGCACCAAATAATAATCATCTATCATTTAAGCACCTCACAGACGATACCTTTTGATCCAGGACGGTAGCAGAATCCACAGGTTGAGCACTTTTTTGTGCAGTGGATTGCATTATCAGGAAGTTTATCTTCTGATGAATAGACCCAGAAGCCGATATCAAACCCTTTAGGCACAAAGGGTTTAGGATAATCGATCTTTGTAGCAGACCATATCAGCCCCAGGTTATTTGGTATTATACGCGAACACCGCCGAACTATACCCGCTCTTTTTGTCCAGATCACATGATAAAGATGATTATTCTCTATTGCGAAGAGGCAAATATTTTCGAACATCTGATCAGACCACAGTTCGCCAGTGGATAACCATCTTATGGTTCTGTCCAATGTATTGAATTTATGAATGATACAGCCAGGTTTATTCAATACCTTTGTATTCTGGTCCTGCCTTTTTTGCAGATACTTTCTGTATTTACTCATCTTTTTTGAGTAGCAGGACCCACATATACCACAGGTCCGATCACAGAAAGGAGGATGAGAGATCATTATTGAATCCTTCCCTGTCATCTTTCCCCCCTTTCGATGTTCAGTAAGCCATAATCCACCAAATAATTGAAGGCTCATTATTTCACCTTCAGGAGAATACCATCTTTGTCTGTCCAGACCTGGGCATACCATTTTCTTTCATATGCTCCAGGACCAACAACGGCAATACCATTTAATGGATGATCCATGCCATATGCAGACATAGGATGAGGATTTACAACAGTGATAGATTGCCCTATCATCTGTTTAAGTGCCTTTTTTGTTTTTGGTGAGTCAGATATCCAGGCAGTCATTCAGACCACCACCACGGGAGATGATTCTTTTTTCTCAACGAACCAGGTTATAGAATCGGCCTGACGAGTACTGATCTGATCGATCAAATCATCCCCGAGTTTCTTTTTTGCATCGGTCACGGAAACTGTTTCTTTGATAATTGCAGGTGCAATATCAGGATATTTCTCTTTCAGGAGAACGATATCGATCTTTCTGTCACCCCTGATCACCTTATTGGTCAGCCGATAGTATCTGTTTTCCATACTTTTTGATTCAAGGCACTGACCGATTAATTTCTTTTCCTGACCACGGAGATCTTTAAGTTCGATCTCCAGCGCCTTTATTCTCTGTTCGATACCGTATAATGTATTAAGTGTATTTACAGCCATATTTTAAGCCTCGGTTTGTTTTACAAATCTTCCCTTCTCATCTCTCTTCTTGATACCCGTATTAGTTCGCATCATGCACGCTGATATCTCTGAAGTCACGAACAGGCTAATAGGTGCAACCGCAGCCATGATTGCACCCAATATAGACATATGTGAGACTGCATTAAGCGCAATCGATAAGATCACATATGCAGCCATCACAAGCCTACTTTCGTCCTTATTCTGACCGTATAATCTCCAGATTAATGCCAGGATAATTATCCCGTCAATTATTAACGGGAACAGAGCAGAGGGATTAACTCCCTCTTTCTCGGCCAGGTTCTCAAGTGTTGAATAACTGATCGCGAAACTGAAGAACGCGAGCAATACAGCCAGGAGAAGAACCAGGTTTTTAATTTGATTCATGGTTGATCTCTTCTTGCATTTTTATAACGGTCAATTCTGACAGGAGATCTTTTATCAGCCCTATTCTCCCTGAACAGTATCCCCTGTTAAACTTATCACCATCATCATCAAGGTCATCTTTATGAATAAGGCACCATCTAAGATCGCTTTCGAGAAGTGATCTGATCTGTTCTATTCCATCCATGTTTTTATTCCTGCAGGATTATCGCCTCAGCCATCGGCTCTAATCATCTGCACATACTATATCTATGTTTAAGTTTATAAAAGTATCTAAATAAACTTAATGCGCGGTTATTTTTCCGCCTGGACCCAGGAATCAGGACCAGGGGGGTGGTGTCTTATCCACTTCTGACCGAACGGTGCAGTTTTTCAAAAAAAAGTTTTATACCCGTCAAAAGTCAGAGATACATCCGGATTATTTGTTCCAGGCACTCCCGGTTATACCCGTCTTTCAGGTTGGCCACCTTCATCAAGTGATCTGCAATTGCCGCTGCAGCATTATCTGTATACCCTGTAAGGTTACGAAACGTGCCTGTCCAGGTGTCAAGTAGTCGGAGAACGTGTTTGACATCCTCGACACTACTACAAGGCCCAAATTGCATTTCCTTGATATACGAATTTGCCAGGTCAACGATGTAATCATAATCGCATGTTACATGACCCAATTCCCTGGATTTGTGATAATTGCATGCTTTGCATTCATTTATCGGTGTATTGAACCCGGATTTTGGACAGGCCACGAAAAGACGAATATCTGCTTCCATCATACCGCCGCCACGTAGATGATCACCTGGGTAGCGCTGAATCGCACCGACACTTCAAGAATGCATGGAACTCCATTGATTTCGTATGTAGATCCCGACATTTTGATTAATGTATCGATAGTGTCCACCACCAACTTGTTTTCGACAGCGATTCTGTCGATTACCAGAAATTTGTCCTCCTTGCGAATGTATGTGTGCCGGTGACGAAGATATTCTGTTATTTCGTCAAATGAAGGCAGGGAGAAATTGAGCGATTCATATCCCTTCGGAACGATTTGCACCACGATTTCATCGCTGGTAAACCAGAATTGTATACCCGTTTCGAGTCTCTGTCCTCTTCCGATGTCTATACCATTTTTCTTCAGATCCCATGCAAAATCTGTCACTTTCTTTGACGGATCAAACGAATATCTGTCGTCAACCCTGGTAAATTCCAGATTTTTGTCTTCTAATGCATGTTCAATTGCTGCTACTGCTTCTTCATATGATCCCATAATTTTTCTCCGAAAAATTTTACACCTTTCTGTTATATTCGCGTTCCTCTACTCTATACGGATACTGTTTCAAGAAGGCATTCTTCTCCTTGATGTCCCTGGTCTCAAGTTCTGCTACAACGCAATCACCATGATGTGCCACAAGAACGTAATTTGTATATGTTTTTCCTACATCCTTATTACCAGTCCTGCTGTATGACCATTGTACTTTACATCTTTGTTTGATCACCAGAACATACATTTCGTCATTTGGGCAGTTATCTGCCTTGAAAAGGTCTGTTACCAGACGTTCTCGGTATTCTGCCAGTTTTGCTATTGCTGCATCCAGGTTTTCGATTTCTCTGCTTATTATCACCACATGCTTACGTTCGCTGAAATTCACTTCTACAGACTTGTCTTTGATGATTATCATACACAATAGTATTATTTTTTATAATATTTAATAGTATTACTCCGTAATACTGCTCGATTTTGCAGTCTCCGTTTTCGATTTTATACCCGATATGCGTCGCTTTTTGGAAAACCCTTAAATTGTCTTTAAAATATTATATATACATGATTCTTGAGGGCATTGTCATGCCTGTTGGTGAATTGAACGCGAACGGATGGGGAATCCAATCGCCCGAAATAACCAATGTGGTCAATTCCCTGAAGCAATCAGTAGTCAGGCTCTGTCCTGAACGTGACCATTCCTGCGATCTCACCGAATCAAAACCGCATGAAATCGGCGCAGTCATCGATGCTTGGTATGATGGGTTTAATATCAAGGCCAAGACCGAAATCTACAACGAAAAAGCCAGATCATTGGTAAAAAACGGTGAAATTAAGGCATGGTCGGTATACGGACAGGGGGATCAGTTACCAAATGGGTTTGTTCAGAACTATTTTAACAAATCACTTACCCTGGTAGCAGATCCAGCGTGGAAAAGTGCCACATTTTCACATGCGGCTTCGAAACGCTTCATGTTGACCAATCCAGTAGAGGATATAACTATGCCAGACGACGAGGCAAAATTCCTTGCTTCATTCGATAAGAAAATCGAAGAGGAAAGGAAAAAGACGAAAGAAGAGGTTGATGCACTGATTGCTTCGAAAGATAAGCAGATAACTGACCTCACTGACCTGGTAAAAACCCAGGGAGATGCAATAGAAGAACTGAAGAAACTCTTCAAGGCCAGCGAAGACCAGGAAGATGCCGAAGATCCAAAGGAACCAGAAGTGAAATTTGCATCACTTGATCAGATCGAAGACCTGAAGAAGACCATCAAAACTGAAGACGATATCGATAAACTTGTGGCATCAAGACTTGCTGCAGCGTCAGAAGTCGCAGCAGTCGCGTCAGCGACAGCAGATTACAAAACCCTGGCTGCATCACTTGGTATTAAGGTTGAGGATGCTCACTTCGCCGGGAAATCTTCAGCAATTCTCCAGAGCGAACTTGCTGTTCTCAAGCAGGTTGCTGCATCACGACCACCAAGGCAGCCACGGTATCACAATGTCCCAGAGGAATTCGATGATTCTGGAAAACTCACCATTGGTATTCCTGATGGCAATGGTGCATGGAAGGTGATTTAGATGGGTTATGCACACATTGTTGAACCAAAATACCAGGTAGTCTCCGGATCCGTTGAATCCATCACGATTATCGAGGGAATGTCCAGGGAAGCCACTATCAAACCGGGCCATGTTGTATCGAACTACAAGACCGATGGCACTGACGATTTTGGTATCATAAGGGGCAATGGTCTGTTACCAGTCCTTGGTTTTGCAGGTCTTGAGCAGTCATACCTTGCAAATGTTGCAAATCCTGCAGACTATGGCACGATGCGTCCAAAAACTCCATCTCTTGCATTCCCAGAAGATTGTCCTATTCCAATCCTTGTTGGTGGGAATACCTTCCTGTGGCCTTGGCTCACCAGGGGAACGCTTGCCAAGAAGGGACAGGTCCTGTTTTCGTGGGGTGGGGGAGAAGTCATTCCTGGATTCATTGGAAAACGTGGTATCACTGTGATGATTCCGTTCACCAAGAAAGCCACTGAATTTGATACTGCACTTCTCATTCCACAGGGAATAAGGATCACCGGTGCTGGTGTTCTTGTAGAAACCGCTGCAGAGTCTGCAACCATTGATGTTGGTATTCTTTCCAGTCTTTCTGGTGGAGATGCTGATGGATTTATCAATGGAGCAAGCCTGGCAACTGCAGGATACGTGAATCCGGTTCTTGATGATGCTTCTGCAGGAAACCTTACTGTGGGTGCTCTGCTTGCAGGAACCACAATCAAATCAGCGGATTCGACTGCACTGTATTTCACCAGAGAAGTCCCGTATACCATTCCAAATGCAACCATGAGGCTGTCATATACCACCAGCAATCACACTGTTGCCGGTTATATCCTGCTGTCGGTTGAAGGAGAAGGTATCATCCCGGTAGCAAGATGTCAGAAAACTACTGATGCAACCACGGAGACCAAGCGAGTAGGGGCACTCGCAATGATCTAAGGAGGATCAAAAATGCCAATGGAAATTCCGGTTGAGTGGTATCGTGTCATCAAGGCAGGTGCCATTTCAGAAGCAAGAAAACAAAATATATGCCGTGGTATGCTCCCGGTTACTGGTCCAATCGGTGGTATCGCTGTTCAGCAGTGGTCATACGATAAGACCGAGGAAATGAGTGAGGCAGTCGTCTCATATCAGTTTGTTGAGATGGCCGAAGACCGTGTTGGATTCGACAGGGCACATATTCCGATCCCTCTGATTCAGAAAGAATTCAGGGTTGGCCGAAGAGACCTGGCTGCTGCAGCAAAAGGTGGCTATCCGATCAGCACGATCAACTCGAATGCTGCTGCATATCAGATCACCAACATCGAGAACCAGATGGTCATCAATGGATACAGCACCGATGGCAAAAACTACGAGATTAAGGGTCTCCTTAATTCTGCTGGTATCGAAGTGACTGATTCCTACGATGCTGCAACACCTGGTAACTTTGCCAAGGCAACTGCACTCGCTATCGAGAATGCAATGGCCAATGAGATCTATGGTCCATTTGAGTGGACGATCAACCCACAGCAGTATACGCAGTTGGGCATTTCACTCTGGACAGGTGGCAAGTCAGAACTTGAGATGGTCCAGTCAATGGTCAGTAACATCAAAGTGACCAATTGGATCCCTGCAGGTCATGGAATGTTCACCGGTGGCAAGTCAAATAGCCAGTATGAACTCATCATCGCACAGGATATGACTGTGGAACTTGAAATCCTGCAGAAATCCAAGGATCTCTGGGGAAGGCTCTATGAGGCTCTGGTCCCGGTTGTCTACCAGCCAAAGACAATCCAGCATTTCAAGGCCCTCTAATCTTTTTTGAGGGATTATGTTAGCAACTGTAGAAGAAGTCAAGGCAATTCTGCCAGCAGATGCATTAACTGACAACGAAATACAGGATCTGCTTGATTTAGCAGCAATTGATACTGGTGATAACCACAGTCATCATCTAAACAAGGCTGTGAAACTTGCAATCACCAAGTTACGTCTTGCGGGCAAATTACCAGATTCTGCTACTGTTGGTCCACTTAAATCTGAAACAGATTTGACTGGAACCCTCAAAACATTGTCAGACGCAGATAGTGGAAGCAGATTGCCTCTTCTCTATTACAACAGAGTAGGAGGAAACAATGCGTATCAGTGATGGAAAAACATCATTGGATATAGAAGAGATAGAAACTCTTCTATTTCGATCCAAAAATAGTCTGCTTTCAATTGATTTCACTATAAATGACCCTACTTATGGGCATAATATACTGTTCTCGCTTAATGATGAACGTATATCACATGGAGAACTTGAGGATCTTGCAGAAGACCATCATAAACAGTATCTTGACCAGGTTAGACATCTGGCATTACATGGTGGGCTTCTTGATGGTGCTATAACCAATCTTGATGGATTGGTAGATGTAGCAATCGTAGATCCACAAAACAGACAAGTGTTCATGTATAATGGGTCAAGGTGGATTAATTCGCTATATTCCCATTCCTGGCTTACCGATCTTGATGCGGATAGTCACCCGCATTACCTGACCGTAGACAGGCATGAGGACGTTGACATTCATAATTTCTATGATCCCGAGCATGACACCGGAAACCTGCCACATGATAGTATCAAGAATCTTACCGATGTAGAGATTGATCTAATCAGAAATGGTCAGTTCCTGCAGTGGCAGAGTGGCCGGGTTGTTCCGGCAGATGTTACCCAGGGAGATGTAAGCCATACCCATGATGATTTCCTGAAGCGTGATGGGACAAATAGACCATCAGCCGATATAAACTTCAATGGGAAAAAGATCGCCAACCTCGGTGCTCCAGTGAGCGATGGCGATGCTGCCACAAAGGGGTATGTTGACAAGAGGACCTGGAAAGATCCAGTAATCGATATCGTTTCAGCATTACCAAACATATCTTCAAATGGAGATAGATATGCAATATCCAATCTTTGTTCTGATGAATTGATGCGTGGTATGGTCCTTGAAAAGATATCTGGTGAATGGGTTATCGATGGGCAGGAAGCAGGTATTGCTGTATACAGCCTGGCAGACAAGAGACCATATTACTGGAATCTTACCGATTGGGTAGGGTTTGGATCAGGTTCTGGTAGTGGAGCATCGGCATTTGTTGATTTGGATGATGTTGATTCATCGAATCCACGGACTGGACAGATATATGTCATTGATGCTAATGGAAACTTGGTAAATAAGACTGTGGAAGAGGTAATTGGTCTTGCATTGACTGCTCCGGTGCAATTAAATCCAAATACTAATCATGTTCTTTTTTCAAATGGTCAGGGTGGCACCTTTACCAATGGTATTAAGACAAACGAATACGGACATTTTGACCTTAATCAGAACCGGATCAAGAATGCCGTAATCGATTGCGGTGCCTATTATGGCTGAAAAAACAGCCTATATTTACGTTACCTATATCCATCCATCTGGGAAGACCAGGTATCGTAAATATGCAATTACGTGCAAAACTGACTGTTCTAACAAACTTGCTCCACTTGATCTGGGATTTTCTGATAGTGCTGTAAGGAAATGGGGAGATCCTCCTGCAGTCCCTGTAATGATAGATGGTGATGAAATTGATCCATTCAAGTTCGATGGCAAAATACCTGTGCCAAATGGCTGCGATGGCGGAAAAACCATTGTAAGGTATGATTATGTCCAGGAATCGTATACTGTGACATATGCCGATCCTATACTTGAATGGGTATATGAGGATGGTTCAAAGAGAACAGCACGTATGCCGGTCCAATGTGGGCATTTTGAATGTCCCTGGGAAAAGGATGAAAAACGTGTTGATGATTATGGGAGATGGTGTGGCACTACAAAGGTAGTTCCTTATCGTGGTAATTGTAAATCTGTTGGAATTGCTGTAGATCCAAGACATATGTCTGGATGGTCTTCTGTAATTGAAAAGAAGATATCTACTGACTCTGTTTTGATGATAAAACATCAGACATTCAATTCTGTTGGAAATTGTATGTGCACAAGGTCATATGATACATATGATGGTGAAGGCAATGTGGTCAATCATCCATATACATTTTATGGACCTTCGTTATATGCAGAAGAGATTGTATCCAATATTACATTTTATCCAAAACTTGTGCATTATCCAGAAACATTTCCACGCCAAAAATATGGAATGATTGCAGTAGATGTCACAGATGGCACAAATCATGTTCCAGGTGTAGATGTATTGTGGATTGGATCAACAGATTCAAAGATTGTTGGTAAATCACTGGTAAAACAACAATTGTATCCAGAAGGATCAAATACATTTGCAGCATTCAAAAAAGAAGGAAATCTTAATTTGTATGGTGTTGCTTCTGCAAATGCAGTAGAAGGAGAAGATACATTATGCACAATTGTGTTATCTGAACTTTATGAAGGGGAAATTGAATATGCTGTTGGTGTTCCTTGTGAATACGAAGATACAACGACTGGAGAGATAAAAACTGGAGATGCAGAGGTAAAAGGAAAAACTACTATAACCGTGATGGATATTGCATTGATGCTTGTGTATGGTATTGCAGCATTGAGATCCATTGGCAGTGATGGTGGTGGAGATGTAATGACTGCTGGCAACTTTTTCCAGTTAATGATGAATCCAAATGTGGATTCGGTGTCAAGTTTCACTGGAAGTGTTCTTGAAGTCAAAAAATCACCAACTGGAGATACTATACAGAAAAATCCCAATGTTAAGTTGAGGAAAGTGGATAATATTCCAGTAGATGAATACGATCCAAAAACAATGCCTGTATCTGCAAGTGGCAATGCTACAGTGGATAAATTCAAGAAATCTGCGGTGATAATACCAGGAAAAATCAACAAACCACCAATCGAAGGAACTCCTGCGGAACCTGATCCCCATACCGACACTACGACTACAAATCGTAACGCAGATGGAGAATCTAATCCAACAACAGATGTAGAGACGAAATCTTCAAGTGGTGGAGGAGGGGGAGGTATCACAACAAAATGTGAAGTGGATATATCCCCAGATAATGGTGTTGATACAGGAATTGATCCTGCACCCGATCCAATTGATCCAGTCGATCCTCCAGGACCTACACCAGATCCAGATCCAGACGATCCAGGAGATAAGACGTATACATACGAAATACGTTCAATATCGACAGTTATAGGGACTTCTTTCAAAATACAGGAACATCTGTATGATATTGGGAGTAAAGTAGCAGGAAAGAAAGGTGATGTAGTAGATGTCACATTTGCTACAAGAACTGTATCAATGCGTGGAGAAAATTGGAAATCTGGAGATCCAACACACATAACATGCACGAATCGTGGTATAGACCAAGGATCTGGTGGCGCTTCGTTAGATAATTCTACACACACGATTTCAATAACGATAGGAAGTGCTCCTGATGGATCCACGTATACAATATGGGGAAATTGGGAAGGAAAGGATTCTGATGAATTTGGAACGCTTACCGTTACCATAGTAGATGCATTTGGAAACTTGTTACCATCTGCTACAACTGTAATATCTGGAGTAGGAACGTATAATGGTGCAGTTGTCAAAAAGACTCTTGCCCCAGGTTCATATGTTCTTACAATATCAGCACCTGGTTACTATGTGATAAATAGTTATCCAGTGACTATGGATCTGACAGATAACAATATCCTGATACGTATGACTGCTATAAACATCCAATTGGTCAAATTTAACATAACTTGTCCATTTGCAGGTGCTGCAATCAAAATGAATGGATTGTCTGTTGGAACATTTACAGGAGGTAGTCCATTACGTATACAAAAGTATGTGACGTTTTTGAGTGGATTCAATTATAGATTTGAATTCATTTCAGGATCAAAATACGGTGTATTGTGTGGAAATGTCGGAAAACCAGGTGAATATAATGTATACATACCTTATGTGAGGGATATATGATTCTTACAGGTCCTTTTTCCAGTGGGATTGATTACCTTGGAGATGTTGAACAGATTATGTCGGAAAATAACCAGGAGTATTCAATTCAGATCAATGATACCGAATTATACAAAAATCAGTATCTACGGTTCTTAATGAGACAGGAACTTCATATATCTCATTTTCAGACGATCATGGTCCTGGTATGCATAGATGGAGAATATGAACTATTACCGATGAAACCTCATGCACGTTATATTTACGAATTTGTAGAGTATCGTGTGAAACTTTCAAGGTCAAAGTTGGAAGGAAAATCGGGTATGACTCTTTATTTCAGATATTATGTAATGGGCAAGTCAATGATGTATCTGAAGGAGTTAATGTTTGGAGAAAGGCTCGAAGATGATGCTATTTATCCGGATACCGGTTTTGTTATCCAGAATAATGGGAGTGGAATTACAAGTCCACTTTCTGGGTTTGTTCCTGCACCTGCTGGTGATATTGTCACCATCAAGGCATACCCATACCCGATGTGCAGAATTAAATATGTTGCATTTGAAGGAGACATTTGCAACGAAGATGGGATTAAATATCCGTCTTATTATAATTTGACTGGTGATGAATTTAAAGTCCAGTCAATGACTCCATTTGACAAAGGAAAGGTGATCGTTTATTTTGAGGAGGAATAATGGCCAATCTTCGGATTATAAAATTGATATCTGCTGGTGATACTGTTGCAATTGGTCAATATGATGAACCATTTTTCGAAAATGGTCCAGCAGGACATTCTTTTGATTGGGATGGAAAAGGAACGATCTATTTAACAAGAGTCAGAAATTCGATTGCAAAGGTCAGTTGTGGGTCAGGTACGACAGTTCTTAATGCAGGCAATGGAAGAACTTATACATGGTCAGGGAGATGTGGCATTTATGATGTCACTTCATTGTGGAGAGATAATGGAGGAATAAGCAAGTATGTTGACCTATCCCGATTTGCCAGGGCCAATGAAGAACTGGTCAGGCAGGATGTATTCCTGATCATATGCGTTGATGGGATATTCTGTCCCGTGAACATGGACATAGGGTGAAAAGATGCCATACGTAAACGTAATTAAGAACACCAAGGATATGTTTGGGGATAATTGTGCCCCATGCAACGCAGTAAACTCCGTTGAAAAACTTGGTGAATCCTGGGTAGAACCTGGTGATTCGTTTTATGTTCAAACCATACCAAGTAGAGATGCTTACAATTCTGGTGGAGCAAATTTACCAAATGGTTTTAGAACAAAGACGATAACTGTAAAGAATTTAAGAACTGGTGTTTCGACACAGTATTCGGAAGCAGGTCTTGGAACTGGAACTGGAGGTATTGCTGGTGTTGAAATTCCAAATATACAAGACGATCTCGAAGTAACGGTTGAATTTGGTGCAGGACCGCATACTGCGTATAATATTGATACCACTGGAGGATCTGGTCTTGGTGGTGATATTTCTGTTGATCCGACACCAATGTATCCTGGAAGTGAAGATTATCTCCAGGGCCAACGTGTGGTAATTCGTGCAGTCCCGGACGACGATTATGAACTTGATACCCTTACTGTGAATGGTGAAGAGGTTGAAGGTGATACCGTTGTATATGATGCACTTACCGAAGATCTGGATGTTACTGCCACTTTTAAGTCAGTTCATTGCACAGAGAATATTATTCTTATAAAACGTGGAAATACTGCAGGGCTTGCAAATGCAAGATTATGGGGTGGAGAACTTGGTGTAGATTTTACAAAAAGAGAACTCCGTGTTGGTATGAATGAAGAGGCAGCAGAGTTATTTGAAAACTGCATGCTTATCAACATGGGTATGTCTAATGCAACCACTGGTATTTTGCCAATAACACCAACAGTGAAAAATCAGTTAATGGTCTGGGCAGATTCATTTGGTGGATATGCCAAGGCTGCAGGGTATGATGCATTTCTCGAAGGAAATCTTCTGATTAAACGTCCGTTCAAGACTGGTCGTGGAGAATATATCCTTAAAACGCATGCATCGTTTGATACTCTCACATATGGTGGAATTCTTGATATAGATACCAAATGGAACCCAGATAATTACTGGAATGCTTGTGAACAGAATGCAACATTGCATCCAAGGATAGGATTCGCTGCAAATGTCATCAAAAATGTAAAGGTTGATGAATTTGGTGGTGGAATGTTCATTTATGGATGTTGTGCCAGTAATGGATTTTCCAGAGTATCACTTGTGGTAAAACCTATTGGTGGACTTGAAATTGCAGAAGCAATGACAATACGTGCCGATGCAATTGCACGATTCCCATATGGTATTGTTCCAAATTCTATCAATATTCCAGGTGGAGAAACGTATAATATTGGTGGATCTCCTCATACCCATGATGGAAGATACCCGAGGATGTATACAGAAACCATCGATGCCCAGACACGAAGACTTACCAATCTATCGCCACCTGTTGCTGGATCCGATGCAGTAACGCTTGATACACTTGCGGCAGCAGTGGCTGGTATGATTTGGAAATGTTCTGTTCTTGATGTTACCAATACACCACCAGTTACACCATCGTCTGGTGATATTTATCTGGTCGGAACTGCTGGAACTGGAGCATTCGAAGGTCATAACAATGCAATTGCTACATATACAACTGAATGGGCATTCGAATCTCCGGTAACTGGATGGCTTGTTGCATGTGTAGCAGATAACCATTCGTATACATACAATGGAACTACCTGGGTGAAATTGCCAAGCGTTGTAAACCATTCTGCACTTGCAGGACTCGCAAATGACGATCATTTGCAATATATTCATCTTGCCAATGCAAGAGAGATTTCTGCACAGCATACGTTCACAAATGTAGGATCTCCATTCCTTGTTGCATCACAAGTGCTTGTTCCGAATCTTAATGCACAACTGCTTAATGGGCATCCGTCAAGTGATTTTGCTCTTGCTGGTCATGGACATAATTGGGTAGAACTTGCAGGATTCAAGATCACCAATCCACAAGATGGTGATGGTATATTTTACGAAGCAGAAGAATCTGCATTTGTAAATAAACAAGTATACATTGGTCCTATCTATGTAAGACCAGAACATATCTTTGCAGATACTACTGCCCGTGATGCACATTTTGCAACTGAAGGAAATCCAATTCTTCAACAGGATACGTTTATTATCGTAGGATCTGTATATCAGCAATGGGATGGTTCAGCATGGATCGATATAACTTCTGTAGTCCGTGGACCACAAGGAGAAAAAGGAGATGCTGGAACCAATGGTCAGGATGGCGTTGATGGCGAAGATGGACTTGTAGGTCCTGCTGGTCCAATGGGTCCCGAGGGTCCACCAGGAGCACCTGGAACCCAGATTAATCTCCTGGGATCTGTGGCAACTGTTGGGGATCTTCCGGTATCGGCCACGCTGAATGATGGGTATCTCTGTGCAGCAGATCAGAACTGTTATGTCTGGTTTGGAACTTCCTGGGTAAATTGTGGTCATATTGTAGGCCCACGTGGTCTTCAGGGTGTCGAAGGTCCACAGGGACCACAGGGACCAACTGGACTACGTGGGTTACGTGGTGAGAAGGGTGATACCGGTGCAGTCGGACCACAAGGACCTATGGGGCCAAGAGGACCTGCAGGAACAAGTGATGGATCTTGGCAAGAATCGGTAGAAGCCACGTTAAATGCTCCACCTGTCAATTATGACTTTAATGATAGATTCCTTGTTGGAGCATCTCCTACAGGTGTATGGGCAGACCAAGAAAACAAAATTGCAACCTGGATAGACAATGGAACTGGTGGAGAATGGGAATTTGATGTTCCACCCGAAGGAGCAATGCTCTATGATCAGACAGCAGGAATCAGATATGCAAAAACTGGTGGTGTCTGGGTCCCGTGGGTAATTCCAGAAGCAGGAGAATCATGGTCGCAATTGGTATCGTCCAGGACAATCGAGGCAGACAAATGCTACATATCCAATGGAGAATCGCGTCTTGTGTTATCACTCCCTACAACTTGTGCAATGGGTGACAAATTCCGTGTAGTGGGCAAAGGTGTTGGTGGATGGAAGATCGGTCAAAATGCCAACCAGCAGATATTCTTTTTGGACCGGGAGACCAGAAAAGGTGTGGATGGGTATATCCAATCATCGCACTACAGGGACTGTGTAGAAATCCTGTGCATAACAGCAAATCTTGAATTCCAGGTCATTTCTGCAGTAGGAACTATTGAGATGAATGTGGTGATCTAAAATGGAATATGTTGAAGGAAAGGTCCTGGTAAAAATAAAACCTGGCGTATCAATGAATAGTATACAGAAGGTCATTCCTTCTGCTATTCTTGAAATGGAGGTTGGTGGACATCATCTTATTGCATTCAAGGATATAACAGTCCAGAAAGCAATAGAATTGCTTACAACTGCTGGAATTGTGGAATATGCACAGCCAGATCATGTTTACAAAGCATTTGAGATAACTCCATATCATCCTAATGATCCATATTATGCAGATGGCAACCAGTGGGCATTATGGAATACTGGTCAGAATGGTGGTGTAGCAGGGGCAGATATACGTGCTCCACTTGCCTGGAGACTTCTGTATGAGGATGGAAAAACAATTGGAAGTTCTGCAGTAAAAGTTGGTGTGATTGATACCGGTGTGAATTATAATCATCCAGATCTGTCAGAGAACTGTAAAAAATCAGATGGTGCCGATTTCTACAATACCGATGCTGATGCAATGGATGATGGAGACCACGGAACCCATGTAGCAGGTATAATCGGAGCAAAAGGTAACAATGGTTCTGGTGTATCAGGTGTTGCATGGAATTGTAGAATCATTCCAATCAAGTCTCTTGGTCCAAATATGGAAGCAACAGACAGTACTATCCTGTATGGTCTTGATCATGCAGATTTCATGGGCTGTCCGATTGTGAATATGTCATTTGGATCGTATTCATATTCATCTGCGTTATATAACAAGATGGCAGGGATGACAACCACATTGTTTGTCTGTGCTGCAGGAAATGATGCAAAGAACAATGATTCTGAACCTGTGTATCCTGCATCTTTTGGTTTAAGTAATATCATCTCTGTTGCAAATACCAATAACAAGGATGAATTGAATACTCATTCAAATTATGGAAATTCAACAGTTCATCTTGCAGCACCAGGATCAAATATTTGTAGTACGCTTGGCAGTGATGCATACGTTTGGTTATCTGGGACTTCTATGGCAGCACCTATGGTTACTGGTGTTGCCGTTTTACTCAAAGGAGCATTCCCTGCATTGACTGTAGCACAGATACGTGCTGCTATACTCAACAATGTCGATGTGATCCCTGCATTATCCGGAAAATGTATCACTGGTGGAAGACTCAATGCATATAAGGCATTTAATGGCTTGATTTCGGATCCAAGTGCAGTAACTGGAATCAGAAGACAATCATCAATTGGAGAAGTTCCAAACGATGACAAGATGTATGACCGGAGAAATGGTCGATGGGTAGAGGATACTGATGCAGCAGGAGACTACATAGCCGGTGATGGGATAACGATATCCAATGGAGAGATATCTGTATCCTTTCTTGATGAAAATGGTAAGATCGATGATGCGATGCTTCCGGCGAGTCTTGTGGGATCGCTGGTATTCAAGGGCACGTTTAACCCTGCTCTTGGTGCTCCGCAACCTGCTGCACAGGGATATTATTATATCGCCTCTGCTGAAGGAACTGTTGCGACCATCGATTTTCTGGTTGGCGATTGGCTTGTATATCGTAATGATACATCTTTTGATAAAATTGATAACCAGTCTTTGTCAGTGGCATGGGCAAATGTAACAAACAAACCAGAAACATTTGCGGCAATTCTTGGTGAAACATCTGATACTGCATACAGGGGAGATCGTGGAAAGATTGCATATGATCATGCAATTTCTGACCATGCTGCATCAGATGCAGAGAAAAATGTTCAGCCTGACTGGAATCAGACAGATAATACCCAGGATGATTTTATCAAGAATAAACCAACAATTTCAGGAGATTATGAACTTCCTGTAGCATCTGATACAGTTCTTGGTGGGGTTAAGATAGGGGATCGGATATCAATTGTCGATGGTGTGATCTCTGCTGATCTCCAGGAAGGGGATGTTACCGGACCAGAGACATCTATCGAAGGACGGGTCCCTACGTGGGATGCAGAGAACAAGAAACTTACCTCTGGTATCCCTATTGGGACTGCTGCCGGGAATCTGGTGCAACTTACCGAGGAAGGTAGACTCCCGGCGATAGATGGATCTCTGCTTACCAATGTGGTAGCAAATCAGGGATCCTATGTATCTATCACAGAAAACTATACCCTTCCAGTATCGCCATCACAGGGGGATATTGTTGAAGTGATCGGTACTGGAGTCAACTGGACTTTGACTGCCAATTCTGGACAATATATACGACTCCATATTAGCGAATCAGCAAGTGGTGGAACCATAGCCTCTACAAGTGGTTATGACAGTGTTACTTTGATGTATGTGGGTGCTCTGGGAGGGCATAACACATGGTTGGCAAAGTATGCTATGGGAGTCCTGGATGTGGTATAAATGCTGCTTTCTAACAGAAGTATCGATATGGAGGGTAGTGGACCATTTCTTCTCCAGGAAAATTTTCCACTTACCATTGACCAGGGATCACTTCTGAAACGGACTACTCATTCTCATATAAAACAATCGGTAGTGGAACAATTTACAACAATTGGACCAGGAACGTGGCAATGTCCAATTGGGGTAACATCTATCGAATATTTGATTGTTGCTGGTGGTGGGAATAGCGCACAGATAAAATCTGGTTATAATTCGTCTGCTGGTGGTGCTGGTGGAGAAGTAAAAACTGGAATATTGACAGTTATTCCAGGAACTGTGTATAATTTATCTGTTGGTAATAATGGGCAAATATCATCATTTGATGATTTGATTTGTCAACCTGGGGCAGACGGAATTGCATTTGATGGTGGAAATACGGTAGGTTTCAATGGAGGAGGAGGAATTAACACAGGATCTGGTGGAGGTGCAGGAGCAAATGGTAATGGCTCCAACGGATCCGGTAACAATGGTGGAAACGGAGGAACAGGTGTATATTCCAATATAACTGGAACAATGTTATGTTATGGTTCCGGTGGTGGTGGAGGAGGATCATTGAATGGTGCTCCTGGTGGTCCACGGGCAGGACATGGTTCTGGATGGGCAACTGGAGCAGCATATGGACCTGTAGCAAATTCAGGTTGTGGTGCAGGTGGAAGAGACTATTGGCATTCTAATACGATAAATGGTGCCTCTGGTATTGTTATTATTAAATATTGGGTGTAGAAATGACAAAAAACACAAGTTTAGGGTATTTGCCAGAAGTGGTAAAGGTTTCCTCAAATGATACTACCAGGGGATACCTAAATGGAAAACTGGTAGCAGGTGCAGCAATTGGTCTGCTTGAGAATACAGATGGTGGAAATGAAACACTTTCCATATATCTTGATATTCATGGAACTGCTGCATTTACATCGATTGCAGATGATGATGAAGTCCTGGTATATGATGCATCTACTGAGTTAATCAGGAGAATGACCAGGGCAAACTTTGTTGCAGGTTTACTCTCATCAATGGATATTACTGGTCTAACAGCAGAAACTACAATCGCTGTTGGCGATGAATTGCCATTCCGTGACATATCTGCAAGTCTTAATAAAAAGATCACCTATGCAAACCTGATTGCCGGACTGATCCTGAAGCCAGGATCCACCACAGAAAACAAAGTTCCACAATGGGATTCCACAACTGGTGTCTTAAAAGATGGACTTGCTGTAGGAACTTCAGCATTAAACCTGGTTCAGTTAAATGCAGATGGAAAACTTCCAGCAGTGGATGGATCTCTGCTTACAGGGATAACCGGAGGTTCTGGTGCTGCAGTAGAGTGGATTACCAGAACTATAGAAGGTGCTGTATATGAAACCATGCTAATGCCTTGGGTTGCTCCCGCAGCATGCACAATTGGATTATCTGGGGCATATCTTACTGGAAATCCAGGAACAAGTGGAAGGTTGTATGTCCAGGTAATGAAAAACTCAACACTTGAGACAGGGAGTATATTTGCATCAGATGCCCCACTACAAATACTTGATACAGATACAGCCACCAATGGTGTGTATAAACAGGAAAAAACTGGTACATCTCTTGATTCTGGTATGATAACTCTTGCTGCTGGTGATGTATTGCACTTCAGAGTCAATCAGGCAGATGTTGGGTGTGCAGACTTGATACTGCGAACAAAGGTTACGTATTCGTGAGGTTATCATGACTGGAAAATTTCCAGCCCTTTTTGATAGATGTGTATTTTGGTGGCCAGGGTTTCATTGTGCAGGGTATACAAACGATTTTGATGAATTTCCGATAATACCATCGAGTATATCCCCTACAAACAATGGATCGTGGACAAAAATAAGTCTTGGGAATAATAGATCTGCATTGGTATTCAATGGATCCAGCAATTGTATATCGTTACCAGATCATACAGATTTTGATTTTGTAGCAGGAAATTTCACTATATTATTATTCATAAAACGTGGATCATTAGCATCAAGACAATTTGTTATGGGGCAATCCGATTCAAATGGATCTGATGCATCAATATCATGGCTTTTAGCATTTGATGTTATCAATGCAGGTAATAATTATTTGTATTTTAGGGCATACGATTCAATATCAAGTTTAGTATTCTGCACAATGACGATAGCATTGATTGCAGATACAACAGAATGGTATAGTATTGTATTACGGAGATCTGGGACTGTATTTGATGGTTTTCAAAGTGGATCTCTTATAGCAACAAACTCTCCATTATCAAACACAATCAAGAATAGTGCAAATGCATTTTCACTTGGGAGACTTGGAGAGTATAATGGTTCATATTTCAATGGTAATATGGTAAATATTATGTTATTGAAACGTGCAATATCCGATAATGAAATTGTATTGTATAATCGAGTAATGCATCCAGTAACAGGACTTGGAGCAATACCTGGACCACATGAATACTGGAGATTATCATGACACTTTTAAATTATCAAAAATACAAGGAATTTTATAACGGGTGTGTACTCTGGTATACCGGCGAAGATCTGGAAATTATTGGTGCAACATATATCAGTTGGGACAGACTTGTCGATGGTGGATATTCTATTGATAGGTTCATTCTCAATACCAATATTACAACATCCACGTATTGGGTATGTCCTGATGGTGTAAATTCTATCCAATATCTGGTTCAAGCAGGTGGTGGAGGAGGAGGTTCTGGTAATTCGACAGGTGTTGGTGGAGCAGGTGGTGCTGGTGGATTAAAGACCGGAACACTGGCTGTTACTCCAGGTCAGGTATATCTTATTACTATTGGACAAGGAGGCGCTTCTGATACCAATGGTGATGGATCTGTATTTGCTACAATAACTACTACTGGTGGTGGCCGTGGAGGTAACGGAACCAATATAAACGGAAATACTGGTGGTTGTGGTGGTGGTGGCCGTGGAGCAGGTGCCAACCCAGGAACTGGTGGATCTGGAACTTCTGGGGAAGGAAGTGCAGGTGGTAATGGTTCTACATCTGGAGCACCTTCTGGTGGTGGTGGTGGAACTGGAGGTGTTGGTGGTAATGGTGTAGCAAGCACTAAACCTGGTGATGGTGGTATTGGAACACAATCAAGTATTACTGGAACTGCAACTTATTATGGTGGTGGTGGTGCTGGTGTTCATGCAGGATGTCCAACCAATGCATCTCCTGGTCTTGGTGGTGGTGGATACTATTCTCAAGGAACAGATGGTCTTGGTGGTGGTGGAGCAGGTGGACCTGTAAGCACTGCAGGGTATAGAGGAGGATCTGGTGTTGTAATAATCAGATATGCAACACAATCAGGATTTGACTTTATTGGAAAAGGTGTTGGTGGATTTCCGATAAAACCAGCAGCAAGCACTATAACACCTTCTGGATTCTGGATCAAATCACCACTTGGCAATAATAAACATGCATTGAGATTTAATGGAACAACAAACAAAATTGCTATATCAAATGATAGTAGTCTGTATGTATTTGCATCAAATTTCACTGTTTCGTTCTGGGTGAATATTCCAGCAAATATAAACTATGTTCCGATATATGGCCAATCAAATGGGACAATTTATGCTATATTGTATCTTGATGCAAATGTAGGAGATCCACGTATTATTTTGATATCGGATGATACTGGTGGTGTCAGAAGATTCTATTACAGGCATAATTTGAGTCCTGGTTGGTCATTGAATACATGGTATTACGTTACTCTGGTAAGATCTGGAACTACGTTGTATATTTATATAAATATGGTAAGCAAAACGGTTACTATAGATACTGCATGGAATTCACCTGCAAATCTTGGTCTGGCCTGGTCAATAGGAGAAGCCAACAGTTTGTATGGGAAATCGTATATCCGACATTTGATGGTCTTTAACAGGGCTTTATCAAGTGGTGAGATCAAATTCCATATGGATAGAACAAATCCAGATGGGTTGCATGCCCCTGCATACCCGATATTACCTGGGCATAGAGGGACACAATGATTGTCAATAATGATGCTTTAAAAAGCCTTGATTGTTCTATTTTTTGGCAAGGAAGGCAGGCTCTGGTAAATGCTCCAAAAACAGTAACTACTGGTGGAACTGCTATACTGGCAAATCCAGTTCCTGGTTCTGGTGTTGGTTACTATAATGGAACCAATGCATATAACGAAGTGGTAGATTCAGAAGATTGGGATTTTGGAACACAACCATTCACCATAAGATTTTGGATGACAAACACCGATCTTGGATCGTCCACATCGCATGGTGTAATATCACGAAATGGAACAGGAGCATATACTCCATTCTTGATAGACACGTATGGAACATCTGTTTATTTCCTTGGAACGTCTAATGGAACATCTTGGGATATTGCAAGTAATAAATCGCTTGGAACTGCTGTATTGAATGTTGCAGCGTATTATGAAGTAACAAGAAGCGGCAATACATTCTATTGTTTTAGAAATGGAATACTTACCGATACATGGACATCATCCGGTTCATTTTATCCATCTACATCTCCATTGTCTATTGGGAGGTATAATACAAGTACATATATGGCAGGATTTATTTCAGATCTTGAAATACTCAATGTGACTGGTCATACATCAAATTATAAACCACCAACCAGATCCCCACAGATAACAAGTAATACAAAACTATTGATGCGTTATGCACAGACAGGAACGTCCTTTGTTGATTCAAGTGCAAATAATTATACTATAACTGCATATGGTGGTGTAAAATCGGTAGCACCACCAGTAAATGGTGGAGGTATGTTATATCTCACTGGTGGATCTTCATATATTTCTGTTACAGCACCTTCGGATATTAACAATGGTATAAATTCGGATTGGACATTTGAATTGTTTGTTAATCCAGATAATATAGAAAACCTTGCATTCTTTTTCAATACGGGTGCAAGTGTTTCTGGTAATGCTACATATTGTCGCATGTGGTCAAATGGTTCGTTGATGTTTGTGGGTTATAATGGGGCATATGCTACACAAATAACTACTGCAAATAATTCAGGTCCTGCTCTTGGTGTATGGTCAAAACTTGTTATAATGAGATCCGGTGCTTATGCTTATGTTATCAAAGATGGCGTTATCATTGGAAAAGGATCTGCAGGAACATATTGGGTATCTGCAAGGAACTTTATAATTGGTCAGAATGGTGATGCTTCCGGTGCAAACCTATATGGGTATGTTTCTGGAATAAGATGGACAAATTCTGCGGTTTATACTGGAGGAAATGTTGGAGATACTGTATTTTCAAACGATGTATCAGAATTACAATCATTACCAAACACAAAACTATTATTGCATTGTAATACAAATTTAAAGGATTATTCTGATTCATTAAATGATAATGGATTCAGATTTCTTCCTCCTGGTTGTGTAGCAACACCTGCAGGAACATTTGCAAAAGAACTACAAAAATCTGGATCATATCTTGCAAAATTTGATGGATCTACAAATTATATAGTATTGTCAATAACAAATGAAATGATTTTTGGATCAAACGATTTTACCATATGTTTATGGGTCCGTGTAGATTCTGTATCGGTATTAAGAAATCTATTTCATCTTGCATCTGCTTCTGGATATGGATTGCGTATATATGCCAATACAACATCAAAATTTGGATGGTGTGCATCGTCTGGAGATTCTTCGTGGAATCTTATTACATTAGAGGAATCTGGAACATTTACATTAGGAGAATGGTATTTCATAACATTCACAAGAAACAAATTGGTAATGGAGGGCAGGAAGAATTTAGTTCTCGAAGTTACTTCTTCTTCTTCCGGTGCCATCATTACACCTACAAGTGCATGCATAGGTAAAGATTCTGTGAATGCTGCAAATTACCATTCTGGTATTACTGGATTATTGGCAGTATTCAACCGTTATCTTGATCTTAACCAATTAGGTCAAATAATGGCAGAGACTTATATGTATTGATATGGGAACTTTAGTAACGCAGGCACAGGCTGCATATGCCACCTGGAAAGCCTCACTTCCTTCCACCATTGAAGGTCTCAATGCGCTTTCGTCAGAACAGATCCTTGCAAACTGGAGACAGGAACAGGTTTATCTGCAGGCAATCAAAGATGCGCAGGATATCGAGGATTCATTCTTTGCAGCACGTAACGATGCTTTTGCAAATTTCGATGCTGCATACCGGAGTCAGAGATCGTCTATGGAGATCGAATGGCAACGGAAAGAGGACGCCGGATTTGACGTTGATGCCTAATGGCTTGCGGAAAGAAGAAAGGTAAGGGTAAGAAATGACCGATCAGGAAACTCCCATTGAAAGGGCAAGACGGATCAGAGCCGAAAAACTTGCAGCGTTAATGGCTTTGATCAATTCTACGTAACCTATTTTTAGATTTTCGTCTATTTCCTTAATATGGGATTAGATGACCTCCGGAAGTTTGCTGCAGAGGTTGTGGATTATGAAAAGAAGTTCACAGAAGCCAGGGCTAAAATGGCCGGGCTTGAATGTGAAATTGCTGCCAGGGGATATGAAGTAGAAGCAATGTATCAATCTCTCTTGGAACAAGAAAAAGTCCACATCGAAACAATAGAACTTCTTCAACAGATTATCAATCACATACCGATGCCTATTTTCTGGAAAGATAAAGATCGTGTATGTCTTGGTTGTAATATTGCATGTGAACGTGCTCTTGGTTTATCGCGTGAAAATATAGTTGGAAAAACTGTTTTTGATATGTTTGATAAACAATATGCAGAAATATACGACCAGGCAGATACACAAACATTTGCCAATGGAAAATACACATATATAGGAGAATTCAAGAGATTGGATGGATCGGTTGTCAATGCTGTATTTCATATGTGTGCATATTACACGATTGTAGGAGAAGAGGCTGGAATAATAGTGTTTGCTCATACTCCATGTGATGGTCGCCTATGCCCGTAGAAGATTGGTTTGACCGTTATGTAGAGATGCAGATCCGGGAGATGAATGTAATGACTGCCAATACAAAGGCAGTAACAGATGCTCTGGCTGCCAATATGGACAAGATGGAAGAACGGCAGGATAAACGCATGGATAAACTTGAAGCACAGATGACGAGCCTTGAAAAGAAGATGGATGATATGTATACCAAACTGGATGAATTTATCACTGCTACCAAGGAAAAGATTGATGCCAGGGATACCGAGCATGCGATCACCCTTGCTGAGTTAAAGACCAAGATTGGTATTGTTGGTGTATCTGCAGGAGCATTGTTATCTGCTTTCCTGGCATGGTTATTTGGGTTGATCAAGGTATGACCCATATGATACATCGTCTCAAAAATTTTATGTCAATAGCGTTCGTCTGTGTGAATGTCTGGTAATCCTTATATACAAATCATCATCAATTATCTTGTATGATCGATTTTCTTGACCAGAAAGAAGAAGTGAATGCATTTTGTGTCGGTATCGGAGAAGGTCTTCGTCACCCGACAGCATTCTATCCCGAGTCAATTCCAACCGATGTCCCGGAAGATCTTGTTACAGATACCAAAAAGGCATTTGGACAGTATAATGCTGGTTTCTTCCTTGCAAAAGCAATTCTGATCATCGCTGTGGCTGCCTGTGCAAAACTCGGAATCTCAAACGTGATCCCAGGTCTATGATTGAACAGGTCCTTGGTGTATTCGAGCAGGATATAACCATACAGATCGTTGATAAAACGGTCACTGATGCTTTTTATGGAGTAAATGATACCGATTACACCGAGCAGACTGTAAAAGCAGTTGTAGTCCCTCATGGATTATCACTACAAGAACCTGATACATCCATTGGCATAGATTCTTTTGGAAAAGTGGATGTTTACATAAGAGAGATTACACTGAAACGTGATGATATCGTTGTCTATTGTGGTAAGAATTATAAGGTAATTGACGTATCAGAATGGGATTCTGTTCTCGGAGATTACAAGTGTTATGTCTGTCAAGTTTAAGTTTGATAAGAGTCCATCGCAGATACTGAATATCATCAGGGATCAACTTGATACTGCTATTGATACTGCACGATTAAGATATGCTGAATTTCTTCATGAGGAACTTCGTATATCATCTCCGGAAGATACATCTACTTTTGGGCATTCTTGGATGGTTCCAACAGAGATAGAGAAAGGATTTGCTATTGTAAATCGTTTACCATCACATTACATTGGTAATGGGTTTCATCACAGTTCATGGGAACCTATAATCGATCCATACAACATTTTTATTCTTGAGGGTAATAAAAAAGGTGCTCCATCAGATTTTAACAATGCATTGATTGAATGGACATACATAAACAGAGCAGAGGGAAAATTGCAAGATGTCAATTTAATGCTATGGAAATTTAACCAAGGAGCATTGGGATTAAACCCGTATACGACTTTAAATGAACTATTTTCAAAGGCTGTTAGAAGGAATATTTAAGTAACCAGACAATTAAACATATTAACTGTCATGGTCACGGTTGAGGAAATTAAGCGATATTTTGGGGATTTTATTCCTGCAAGAATTACCGATTTCGCTACAAGAACTTACTCCGTGTTTCCAGATTTGGCAGTTGTTGAATATCCCATTTGTGTAGTCGACGTAGATAGTAAGGTTCAGAAACGGGATTATTTGTATCAATATGGCTCCAACTGGAGGGGATTGGTCAGATTCTCAATTGTATCTGATGATAATCTTCAGGTTGATCGTCTGATCGGAGAACTCGATGCATGGCTATTCAAGGATGAATTGCTATTTGAGGGATTCAGGAGCAAAGGGATAGTCGATGGAAGTCCCATGATTATTAGGGAGATCATGAATGGTCAAACCAAAATCCGGGTATTTCAGCGAGACCTTATTTTGGACGTAGCCTGGTATCAGGGTAGGTAAAAATGGCAAAAACAATTATTCCTGGTTACAACGGATTTGCAGAATGGACACCAGAACTGGTGTTTGGTTCTTCAATGGTTGGATATAAGGATGATGCTACACCTGGAATAACTCCAGTGTGGAATGGTGGTGCAATAAAACTTGAAGACACCGTTACTACATCACCAGATGGTGCAAAATGGCTTGGTGTATTATCAAGTTTCAAGATTAATGAAGTCGTAGTTCCATCTTCGACAAAGTATCTTAAGGCACATGGAGAAAAACAGAGATCTGTTGCAGTAATTCATACCAAAGCAAATGAAGAGATTACTCTCGATATAGAACTTGCTCTCCAGCCACGGTATTATGATGTGACTGGAACAGCAACTGCAAGAGATCTTGTTCATGTTGATGGTGCATTCGGGTTATTCCTGTATTGTATTGGTGATGGTATCCAGGACAAGGATAGAACAGATCCAGCAGTCCCTGCGAACAACAAGAATGCAGTGGGACTTGTATGCACTACCGTGTATTGTCTTGGAGACAAGATAGGTTCTGTGGGATTCTCTGCAGGTATAGAAAATTCTGGATCTGATGGAAAAAAGACCAACTATATGTCTTTCTGGGGATGCCAATGCAAAGAAGCAACATTATCCATTGCAGAAGATGAAAACATCAAGTTCACTTCAACATTCTCCGGTGCAGGTGCTGTTGGTCCAACACCAGAAGATTTCATATCAGTTCACACATACGATCCAGTAACCGAAACAAATTCGGCAGTTACCAGTAAGCATGCTGCACAGCCATCACCAATGCTTGCACCATTATCGTATGATAATATCAGGGATTTCTGCTACCGTGGCAGAGAATTTTGTGGTGATTATGTTGGTGGATCGGTATCTGGGGAAGATGGATGGACACCATTTGATCCGGTAAGATCAATTGAGATCAACATTTCAAATGATCTGAAACTTGTCAAGGATATCGGTGCCCCAGAATATCTCCGTAGCACCAGGATTGTCGGTGCTGTAATCATGAATCGTGAAGTAACTGTCACGATGGAGATTGATTACAACAGTTTCGTACTGTTCCAGAAGGTTCGTGATTTTGACGAGTTCCAGGTATGCTTCGACATATACTACAATATGTGTTCGGACTACAACAAGGCAGCCCGTGTATATATCACTGGTATCAAATTCACAGAGATGCCTCTTGAATTAAATCCAGAAGATGTTATTGGTGATTCTATCACTTCACTGCCAGTTGGTGGATTCAGTATTGAAGAAATACCAGATCCAGAAAATCCACCGCACAGACCAGGCTACAAGTCTTAAATAAAAACTTAATCCATTTTTATTATGTCGTTAATTGTTGTCAATGGAAAAAGTTACGAACTCACTGATGAGCCAAAGCATGGCGTTGTTCGTAAAGTAAGGAAGGAACGCAATGAAGCCATCAAGGGATTCCTCTCTCTGTTTACAGGTGGAATGGATCTTGAAATCCCAAAACAGGTAAAGGGAGAAGATCCTGAAAAAGAAGAACAGGCAAAGTTGCAGTTAAATGCAAGTGTTGACAAGGAATTGAATCGTCTGATGAAGGATCATCCACAGGAAGCAATCGAATTTGGTAATTCCCAGATGGAACTTAATATCAGATCAACAATATCCTTGGCATGCAATCATTTCTTTGCAGAGGACGATCTTGATGAATTGACCGAAAAACAAATCGAGGAAGCATATGCAAAATGTATGGAAGTCCTTGGTGGTGATGTAGAGGCTTTTTTCGGTCATTAGCGGAATACATTTCCACGGAATCTGAACGAAAGAATGCACCTTCTGAAAAGGTAAAACATCTTTTTGAGAATACAGAAGAAAGATTATACCAATGGCAGAAAGGTGTAAAAACCGGAACAACGCATGATACGTTCCGAGAATACATTGTAATGAAGGAAATGCACTGGTCCTGGGAGGATCTTGAAAATATTCCTGAAATTACGTATCTATCGATAGTAAGAATAATGGGATTCGAAGCAAAGGATAGGGAGCAGAAAAATGCAAACTCAAGGAACGGATTGGACTCTAAACGTAAAGGTAGAAGATAAAGATGCCAAAGAGAGTCTCAATAAATTAGAGAAGGAACTCGAAGACATAGTAAAGATAGACTTCGCTATTTTTGAACAGAACCTTGAAAGTGTATTAAAACTTATCAAATCCTTTCCTGAAGCGGTTAATCCCACTATCGCTTCTATCGATAAACTTGTAAAATCGTTAAGTGATGTAAGATCTGGTGCAGGTGCAAAAATTGAACCTGTTATTACACAAACATCGGTCACTGCACCACCACCAGTTATATCGACCATAATACCGAAGGTAAATTTACGAGATCTCGAATCTTTGATAATTGCAATGAAATCAAAGGTTGGAAAAGATTCCGCACTCTTTAAAGTGCGTCCAGTCCTTGAAAAAAGTGCATTGGAAGGATTAAAGACAGAATTAAAGGCACTTGGACTTGCTACAAATATAAAAATAAATTTTAGCGAAAAAGATGCGTCTGGTGTAATAGCATCGCTTGTAACAACATTTGATAGATTAAATGAACGATTGCGGTTATATCCAATTACTGATCCTGCAAGTCTTCTTCAGATAGAACAACAGATTTCAAAGGTATTATCGAAAGCAGTAGAAGTTCTTGGACCAGAATTAAAAAGTGCAGTAAATCGTGCAGATTTATCTGAATTTTATACTATACTTAAACAGTATGGAATAGAAGGTATAGAATCTGGTGTAGAAACTGGAATAGGCAATACTGATGTATCGGATATAAGTAAGAAGGTTGAAGATGCTGTAGAAGATGGATTGAAGCATGTTGATGCGGCTACACTTGAAAAAGAAATAGAAGATTCAATATCACAAGCAATACTCAATTCATTGGATGAAACTGATAAACTTGCAACAGAATTAAAAGAAAAACTTAATCTTTCATCTATAATAAAGCCAGAATTAAAAGCAATAATCGATACAATATCAAATGCAAGAGTAGGAGAAAATATAGCAGAGGATATTAGAAAGAATGTCAATGCAATGAGATCTAATATTGCAAGTGCATTTAATATCGATGATGCCACTGTAAAGAAAGTATTCAATCCTTGGCAATCGCATCTTACCAGGATGTCAAATGATCTTGCAAGACTTACAGGAGATGCATTCAAAAAGAAACAGGAATCGCTTACAAGATTTGTTGGAGATCATATTGGTGCTGAAAATATTCGTGTAAAGTTAAATATCGATGTCGATAACCTTTCCGATATAGATGCACAGGTAACACAATCAACAAAATCTGTTGATATGTTCAATAGTTCCGTTGTAAAAGCAAAATTGAGTCTTGAAGAACTTGCAGATTTTAAATTGCCTACATCAGAACTTAAAGAACTTGAAGCAGGATTTGATCAGATATCAAATTCTGTTCCAGAATTAACTGGACAGGTAGAAACATTACGGAATGCATTACAATATGGAATAGGATCAAATGAAGAATTTGATGCAGTAAATGCTGCATTTGATATTCTTTCTGAAAAGGTTGACAATTCAACGGATTCTATACGTGTACTTAATGCTGCAGAAGATAAATTGGCATCTGCACATGATATACTTGCAGAAAAATCTGATGCACTTAATCTGTATACCAAATACGACATTTCAAGAAACTCTGTAGAAGAATACACAGATCGTATATATGGGCTTATCACTGGTGTAAAACAACTTGCAGAATACGACGACTTTGATCCCACGTTATACGAGGAAATGAAACGTGAATGGGTTACTGTAAAATCTTTAATCCAGTCTGCAGATGATGCCGGTGTAGATCTTGGATATACTATAGATAGTCTTACCGATAGATTAAATCAGATGGTATCTGCATCTTCAAATAAAAAATTGTCATCGCAAATGATAGATGCAGATCTTGCTGCAGAAGATACATCGGCATCACTTTCTAAACTACAAGGAAATGTATCTGGATTAACAAAAGGATTCAATATACTTGCTACAAAAGCAAATGTTGTAAAGGGTGTAAAACTTGCTGTATCACTTGCAGCATGGTCATCTGGGTTTGCTGGACTTGATGTTCTTATCAATCATGTAATTGATTCAGTTGTAAATTTGAATACAACTGCAAAGGGATCAAATGCATTAAAGAATTCACTCATAGGAACTGCAGCAGCAGCAACGGCAGCAGTATCTGCCATCAGTATGATAAGGACTCATCAATTTCCGAATATATTTGCAACATTGAAATCTGGTGCTGATATGCTTACTGCAGCAGCAAAGGAACTTGTTACCAGACTTCAATATGTGGGCAATACAGCCAGCCAATTATCTATGGCCGGTATAGGTCTCATGTTCATTCAACAATGGGCATCCTCAACCATTGGCAAGGCTATGCAGGACCAAAGTGACTTGGGCGATGCCATAGTCAATACTGCACTTTTGATTAAGCAGGAATATGGTAGTTCGATCCAGGAAGCAGAAAAGGTCACTGTTGATATGCTTAATACCGTTACCAGAACTGCATCAAATTCCAGGGATGAACTTGCAAAGGCAATGCAATCCACTGTCCAGGCAGGATTTGCAAAACCTGAAGAACTTAAAGCCATGATGGACTTTGCTGATGCCACTGCTACTGCCACAAATACAAAGAATGTTTCAAATATTGCAAAAATGCTTGGTGGTCTGGTATTTGCATTTAATAAAGACATATCTGCAGCAAAACAGTTTGGTGATGAATTTGCTGTTGCTCTTAACAAAACAAGTCTCGAAGCAGAGGACCTGGCCACTGTAGTTAATTATACTGTTGGTCAGACAGCATCACTTGGATTAGAATTTTCTGATCTTTTGACGTATGCTGCAATCCTTCGTAAAGGTGGAATGGAACCATCGTCTATAGGAACTTCAATACGATCCTTGCTTATTGATGTATCCTCGATGAAAGGAGAACTTGGAAAATTCATTAAATCTGAAGGAATAGGTATACCAAAAGGTATAGAACAATATTCCAAGTTTGCAGATCAATATGGTGCCATTCTTGAAAAAAGAAAACAGGCTGCAATAAAGTTACAAGAACTTGAAGCGAAGAAACTTAATATGAAAGGTGCAGGTGCCAATACAGATGCAATATCAAAACAGATAATTGCATTAAAGGGCCAAATAGCATCATATGACGTTGAAACAAATAAACTCAATGTAACATACAAAGATGTTGCACAGAATGCAGTTAAATTCTTTGGTGATGTTTTCAAAGCAATAGGTAATGCCAGGAAAGAAGGAAGGATTACTGAAGAACAATTTAACAAAATGTTTGATACTGTTCAGTCTACTGCAGCAAATGTATTTTCAAATTCATTTTCAACACAAGAAGATTATATCAAGGATTTGAATAAAGCAATAAAAAATTCTGCAGGATATTCAGATCAAATAAGAGCAGATAAACTTGATACTGTTAAAGGAAGAACACAAAAAATACAAAACGAATATGCAAGATTAATGGGATTGATATATACATCATTCTCAAAGACACTTACAAAAATAGGAGAATTGTTATTCAAATATGGTCCAGAAATGGAAAAGATATTCTCTACAATTGCTGCAGAGATAGAGAAACTTGGTGGTATAATATATTCAATAATAGATAAATTTGTTTCATGGTTTGCATCATTAAGTGATACACAAAAGGCATTTGTAGTGAATAAAGCACTTATCATAGCACTTATCGGTTTGATAGGTGGACCTTTGATGGTTTACATAGGTGCTGTAGGATCTGCACTTGCAGGGTTTTCACAGACATTACTTGGACTTTCTGGATTCCTTGGTGGAGCAACAAGAAAATTACTTGATTTTTTCATTTCATTTTTACTTGGATCCCAGGCAGGTTCTGTTCCATTGGCTACTACAACACTTGGTAAATTCAATCTGATGTTACAGGTGATACAAAAAACTCTTGCAGGCACAGCAAGTACTAATTTCTTCTCATCTATAATAGCAGGTGCCAATGCAAAGTCATTCCAGGAACTTGCATTTGTAATACGTGGTTCACTTTCAAATATATTGGCATATACACGATCTCATACAACTTCAATGGCTGCATGTTTCATAAACTTTGGATCTGGGTTAAAATCAACATTTTCTGGAATAGGATCTACATTAAAAGGATTTAATATTGTTTCATTGCTTGGAAGTCTACGTGGTGCAATATTTGGTGTAGCAACAGCATTACCAGTGTTATCTGCAGGAATAGCATCAACACTTGTAGTTGCTGCACCATATGTCGCTGTAATAATAGCAATTATAGGAGCATTGTATCTATTATATCGTGCATGGAGAACAAACTTTGGTGGTATACAGGATATTGTATCAAATGCAGGTGGTGCAATACTTGGTGGATTAAAAACATTATATGATGGAATCATGATGATAATTGGTCCAATTGTTAGAGCAATTGATACTGTTGGACAATTTTTTATGAAAATATTTGATGCATTTGGTTCTGGAAATATTGGAAATGCAGTAGAACTTGCAAAGGAATTATCAAATTCACTTATAGATATAATGATGGATGCTCTTGAGAGTATTGGCAGTGCAATCTATAATGTTATTGGCAATTTCTTTGGGGAGACTGCAGATTTCATAGATAATGGTGGACTCGAAGCAATTGGTGGTGCAATAATAAATTTCCTTGCTACGGTTGTTATAACAACTGCAACGATATTAACAACGATAGTTCGTGCAATTGTAACAAAGATAATACCCATTGTAGTAAAAGAATTGATACGTGGATTGATGGATCTTGAGTTATCACTTGCTGCATTTATTACAAATATTGGAACTGATATATACCATTTCATAACAGCAGGCATATTCGAATCGCTAATGGGATTCATAAATGGAATTGTCCAGGCATTACCATTGCCAAAGAGTTGGAAAGATAAAATAGCAAAATCGTATGATCTTACAAAGGAATATGTTGCCCAGGCAAAAATATATGCAGACGTTCAGAAAAATAACACAAAGGTGTATTATAAAGAAGCAATGAAACGTGCAAATGCCAATCTTGACAAAATGTGGGTAATAGATGGCAGAACTGACGAACAAAGGAAAAAAGGTAGAGCAGAAGGCGAAGCATACAAAGATGGTATTAATACAGGATTATCAGACCTTGCTGGTGATGTTCAGAAAGATGTTGGTGGACTTCTCAATATGGGTCAGGTAAATCCATTCTCTGCAGCAGAAACGTCAACTGCAAATATAAGGGACAACCTAACTGGTAGTATGTCTAAACTGCAAGAATACATGGACAAGCAGGATAAAATTAAACAAGAACGTGTTGAAACCATGAATGCTTATATAGATCTCAATGAAAAGAAAAAGAATGCACCTGTGGGATCCGATACAAGCAAACTCGATGCAGCAATATTATCACTTGGAGCAAAGATCAGTTCGTATAATCTGAACTACAATGACCTTGCTGTATTGATGTGGAATTCAAACCGATCACATGAGAGTAGACTTGCTGCAGAAGGACAGACATGGGTAGAAACAAGTATGCAACCATCTGTGGCTGTTCCTATGAATCCAATACCACAGAATTTATCATATGTCCAATCATTGCCACCATCACAATCCAGTGCATATACAGTGAACATAGGAGAACTTAACGTGGAAACTCCACAACAGGCCCAGGAATATTTGAGTGATCCAGTTAAAGTGATGGAAAAACCAGTGGTTAATACAGGGGTGAATGTTGGAGTATGATTCTCGATCTTTATTCCCTTACCGGTTCTTGTGGCGAATACCCAATCAGTGATTTCACCATTGAACTTAATTATGATTCTGCATCTACTCTTGTAGTAAAAATGGATGCATCATTACTTGACCGGGTAAAAACTGAATCGGTGATGAAATTTTATTACATAGACAAATGTATATTCACTGGTATACCGTATTTTGCATCACGTAATGATAATGAAATAGAATTAAGAATCTATGATAAGAATGCATCACTATGGACCACCAGTGGATTTGCAATATCAAATTCATCTGCAGTATTTGATTTTAAGAACAAACTCGTATATGATATCGTAAAAGAGATATTGGCTGGAAGTCAGTTCTCTGTTACACCAAGTAGTGTTCCAAGTAGGAAAATTTCAATAGTTGGAAATTGGGCCACAAAAACTGACTTTATGTATTTCCTTGCAAAACAATGCACTGACGACTATGGAAATCCATGCACATTCTGGATTGATGATAATAATGTGGTATACATCGGAGCACGTAATGCAGGTGTCGCCATAGACCTTTCTGAAAAGACATCGGGGTCTGGTAATGAGGATGTCAACCTGATCAATTTTGGTGGCGTTGTTATCCAGGGAGGCAAAGATGTATTTGGATCCAATGTTATAGAAACGTCAGATGTATCGGATACGTATTTGCAATATGATCTACGCAAGAAATCACTGGCAAGTTTTGAAGAACAACATATACCAATTGCAAATACCACATTATCAAAAATAGAAATGGATGATGGCGAAATAAGTATATTTTTCAAAAAGAGTGCATCTGCACGATTGCCATATGTAGATGTCAGTAGTCCAAACACTGAATATATAAGAGCAGGTGCAGGATATACCAATACAGTGATATTAAAAGATAAAATGTTATTACTTGATTATGATGAATTTGATATGGCATTTGAAGTATCAATTGACAATAAATATAGTAACGGTATGGATAACTGGTTGCCATATTATTCAGCAGCAAATGGTTCCGGATGGGGACCACCATATATCTTTATCAATAATATAACAATTGGAACAATGGATCCAGATGGCAATGTAATCTGTAGCGTTACAATGGAACGTATTTGCAACAGAATATATTATTACAAACCAGCACCAGGATCATCACAATCTGGAACTTTAAATGGGTATGGAAGGATAAGATTCTATCTTAACCTTGAAAAATACAATTTGGCAGGTTCTACAACGCCTGGTAGTATAGATCCAGGTGAAACAAAGGGTATTATTGATTACCAAGGATATGACATGGGATATTCTGCCTACAAGAATTATAAATTTCTTGTATGGTTCAAAAGACGATTTGATCTTGCAGGAAACCAGTGGACACTCCAGGTAATAAGGACCAATGGAACAACTGTATGGGAACAAATAGTTGGTAGTGCAGAAACAGATCCAGATGACTGCTTATTCAATCAGACGTTCTTGTATTCAAACGAGACGCCATCAAATACACAAAACTGTGGTGGAATACCATTTATCAAGTCAGAGATGAAGACAGACGTTGATACATACTTCCCCTGGCATGGTATGAAGGTTAGACAGATAACACCGACCAATAATGCATACAGTATACCACTATTCCTATCAACACCACAGAAGACTATCATACATAAACCATACCTGTTATTTTCGGATACAAACATAGTATACCCATCACAGGCAAAAAATCTGGCAAGAAGTCTCTATAATGATTACAGAAGCGTTATGCAGGCAGAGGTTGAGATAGATCCACTTGCATTTTATTATTCTGATACTCCAGTGGATGTAGGATGTATTGCAGAATTTTCGTCTCCTGCACCGATCACTGGATCATACCGGATACGATCAATCACAGCAACACCTACAAGCGTAAGAGTAGGACTACAAAACCGTTCAGCCAGAATAAATGATATCGTTGATAGATTACAAAAACAAGTAAAGGATATAGGTGCGCAATGACTTATAATAGACTTGCTTTACGTCATTATACAGATGGCGATGTAAAAAAGGTATTACGATTACCATTTGCTGATATATCAAGTCCATCAATATCAAACACTGTAGATATTAAGAAATTTAAAAAAACTGCAGTGTATTATCCAGTCCCGATTAAATCGTTGTCCCGTAGGTATAATATCACTATAACTGGTGTGTTGAAGGATGATGCTGTAAGTTATGAACTGGATGGATTGATTCCTGATACAGATTACATGACAATAGAAGAATATAAATTGGCATTGGAAAATCTTGATCCTGTGATAACTTATACATTTGACACCAGGACAGGATCGATGTTGATAAATTCTATATTTGTTGAATCGTTTGGATTGACCAGAAAATTCAGGATAGAGGGCACTGTATTATGTTGATAGATCCAACAGGTGTGAACCTTAAAATAAATGTTGAGACATTCGAAAGTCGTCTTGAAAACGAACATCAGATATCAAGGGACTTCAGAGGATACAGTGTTTCTAAATTTAAGGGTAATGTCCATCGTGTAGAGATTACCGGAACAATATACGGTGATGATAAGGATATTACATTACGATACCTTGAATCAATGTCATTTGATGATGCTATAGAAATACAGATAGATGTATTGGATGAAAAGGTAGAGGTATTACCAGGATCGATTTCTGTTGTAAAATATAGCAATATTATAGAAGGATATCTCATAATAACAGATTTTAAACCAGAAACTGTATTTTCATTTGCTTCTCCATATGTATTAAATGGATATTTCTTTCCAAAGGATTTCTACAAACTACAAGGCATAGGTTCATATTTTGGATTGCCTCCAGTCAGTACAAGTGTAATTTCTGGATCTCTTTCAGCATCAAACAGTACACAGACTATATCTCTTGCTGCAGGAAATTGGGATAAGATACAAGTAAATTCATTTGAAATAACTCCAATAGATTATCTTGGGTATCGTGTATTTTGTGAACTACTTGATGCAGGTGATAATGTTGCAAAGATACAAGTTAATACCTGTGTAGATGATTCTGGTGTAGATGGACCAATTGTTGATATATCATATATCATAATCAATCGTGGTGGATTTAAACTTATCACCAACATTGCATGGGAGATAAAATGCAATGCCACAAAGAGTATGTTCAATACACCATATGGTCCATACGATTATATCAAGCGTGCTCCAGATGCAAAAGAAATTGGATCAAGTAGTGCATTATTGATAGATGGATCAAATCATGTTACAAATATAAGCAATAATGCAAGTTTTTATTGGGATCTTGATTCAATTGGAGAACCACAGATATTCTATAATAGATTAAAGACACAAATAATTGCAGGAAATATAATATCAATAGCAGAAACAGAAGAAACCGCTGTAGAAGGTTCTTCTACTGGTGGAACACTTGCAACTGGATTAAATATCACTGTTACTGCACCATACCCAGGAGAAGATGTTCCTGTAGTCGTAGAGGGTTCAGATAATGTGGTTTATGTTCCTGTCGAATTTAATATCAATGATGGTTCAAGAGTCACTTCCATAGAAGTAAAACTTCTCCTGGTATATGTGGGATCTACCTGGACATTTGATAGATCAGTTAATACCACCACTACAATAACACCAGGGAAGTTTAAAAATGGTGGATCGCTCTATTGCAGATTTATTTTACCATCAGATGGACCGACATACTATATTAATGCAGGAATATTAGTGATTGCACATTATGATGGATCCAATTACGAACGTGGACTTACCAAGTATACTTTCTCCATAAACAAAGAAAATAGTGGAACACTATTTCCAATTGGTGGCAATCGTCCAATAGCAGAGGTTGCTGCATTGAAAAGCCATGTCCAAGATTATCCAATATACCAATTATCAGATCTTAAACCAGGTATATATGATTTATATTTCTATATATCACAGCCATATGGTAGATGTGTTGTAGATCTTGGTCTGTATACAAATTCATTAAATGAGGAATATACTGATGCCAATTATATAGCATACTGGAGACAATTTCTTAACGATTATATCAATGGAACACCACCTGTGGGTGGAGTAGTCCCATTACCAGACACTGCATCAGAATATAGCAATTATAAATGCATAGATTACAATGCCGGTGGCATGCATTGTGTTATGAAAGATATAACTCCGGGAGATTATGGTTCACCGTCAATAGCCATATTCAAGAGGACTATAATTGTTAAACCGACAACAGATACACATATTCATGCAAGGATGATGAATGTAGGTAGTGCTACAATATCCGGGTTCACAGTATTTGCTGTTCCAGTATATTCCCATTTATCTGGGTATACATTCATTGGAGATCATGTTACTGCAACATCCCCAAATGTCAAAAATAGGATTTTAATGCCTAAATAATCTTTTCAAGAAATTCTATGCTTGATTTGGGCAATTTGATGGATTTGTAGTCCGATAAGAATTCGGTAAATTTTTTGTATCGTTCCATTAGATCTTTGGCTTTCTTTTTTCCGATACCGGGAATGGTCATGAACATGACATAATTTGGATCTATGACATCTGATTTTCTTATTTGTTTAATCAGAGCATACCCAATGCCATTCTGTGCAAAATCATCGTAATAGTCCTTTATGTCAAAAACTGCATCGATCAATTTCATGTCATTCAGAACCTGGATCACCTTCACGTTATACTTTGATGAGACTGATAATTTGGCCAGGTCATGCCTTGATATTGTCCATACCCAAGGTTTATCCCGTCCATAGATTATACAGTCCTGTATAGGGCCTGAGATGAACACGTATGGGTGCGGGAAGCCTGCCATTCTCATAAGTTGATGTTTGATACGTTCATCCTTCCAAGACATGGCAAAATCGGCCACTGTCTTTCTCTCAATGCAGATCCCGGTATCTTCCCAGACGAAATCTCCACAAGGCAGTTGTTCAACACTCGTAGAAATCTTTCTCTTCTTCGCTTCCTTCTGAACCGCAGCAATGATGTCTGCTGGTTCCCTGTAATCTATCTTCAGCAAGTTGTTCCCTCACTTGTCCTGGTAATTGGCAATCACCCAGGACCATAAATTGAACGTAATCTTCGTTTGCATAGACCAGACCCATTCCAAACATCTGGTCAAGCATTTTAATGTTCATTTGTAGATTTTTACGAGATGCTTATTACCATAAGGTCTGGTAAATTCGCAGAAATCGACTACAGGACATCTTCCATCACATTTCATTTGATCACATGACGGAAACATGATATCTTTCCAATAAAGATATTTTACCTGTCTCTCTTCTTTAATGCAGTGTTCTGCTTCTTTCCCTGCACAATATTTGCGTATGATATCCTCTATTTGATTCTCAAGGTATCCTGCATCTTTCAGGTATACGATGATTAGAAACCTCCCTCTAAATCCTTTCTTTTCATATGATAATAAATCGTTTATACATGGCGGAAGTTCTTTTATCTCTTCAATTTCTACACGGGGTTCATCAAAGACATGGTAATGGCGTTCTTCTTCCGGACCATCAAATGTTGATAGATCTACCAGTGTATCTCCATAGAATTGAATATCGTACCGTTGTTCGGTTGCAAGTTCTCTGATATGTTCATATCCCAATGATAAGTCTCCCAGAGTGACAGGAATGCAAAACCGGCCACGTTTGGTATTATACGTATTCGGGATCGTAGCCACCCTTGCCACATCACCAATCGATGTTCTATCCATGCCAGAAAACATCATTTGGAATCGTGTGAGTGCAAGTTTTGGATTATCAAGATGTTTTGCTGTGGTAAACACGTATACATGAAATCCAGCACCAGAGAAGAATGTAATAAACTTGTAATCATTTTTTATACATTCATTAACGAAATCCCATACATTTTTCAGGCAATCATCGCCATCAAAATCAAAGAATACTTTGTCAACCTTTAGTGCTATCCTGTCATACTCAAAATTGCCTGTGTAATTGTATACGGACGAAAATAACCGTTTCTTTCCGTTATAGCAATTGATATAATCATAAAAATCTTTTTCTATGACAGTGATCCTGTATGGCATCGCTATTTGCCTGGGAAAAATGTTATAGAGTATTTTAGTCAATTATCTCATCCTTGTAAGATTCACAACAGTAGATGAATTCGCAATGTTTGCACAATGGACCTTCTATACGATGAAAGTCAAGAGATCTTATCTTCTGAACAGCATTCTGGAACTTCAGAACATTACTATCAATCTTTTTCCTTGCCATCTTTTCTACAAATGAACACTCCGGGAATTGCGTATAGAACATCCCAATTTTATCTATTTTAATGTCCATGAACTTTTCTGCCAGGTAAACATACAGATAAAGTTCAAACCGCATCTCTGTCTTCTTTGACTCACGATACTTGCCGGTCTTGTAGTCGATGAGCCAGTATTCGGTTACAAATTCTTCTGTCTTTGGATTTGCTACAATAACTTCATAGATTGCATCCACCACACCAACCAAGTCAAGAACTTCATCGTAATGCTTCATTTCTGCATACTTTGCACGATCCAATCCAAAAGAATTAAGGATACAATGAAAATTTGCCACATTGGTTATGACAAACTCATTTTCATTGTCTACAGGATCCTCTATGCCACGATTATAATTCTCTGCGTAGGTGTGAACCCGTTTACCATTCGTGAGATAATCAGGTTCGTTCTGCATTGGTTGTCTACCCATGAGAGTGAATTTCTTGAGGTAGTATTTCCTGGGGCAGTTATTGTAGTCTCCAATACTGGATTTGCTGAATCGTAGTGCCATTACGAACACCCAGACCAACCACATGATCGGCAGGCTACACAGCCCTGGGCATGTTCAAGTTCTGCACCACAATCCGGGCATACACCTTCTTTTTTGCCTTGAATAACATCTTCAAGGTCTTCTTTTACCTGGTTGAACATAACAGGAGAATCCTTGATAAACTGAATCAATTTTCTTCCTGCAGCATCAGGACATGATTTTCCATCAAGTTTTTCTTTGTTTGCACATGCTTTGCAAACCACTTTTCCCATACTCGATGCAAATCTTTCTGGAGGGAAACCATACTGGAGAGCATTACTGATGGTCCTGCCTTCTCCACTACAATGACCTGCACATCCTCCTCCAGATACCGGTATCATCCAGACTTCGATGGGTTCATAGGTCTCGGGATCCCCGACGACGATTACTGACATCCGGCCACATCCTACATTGACATTGTATCTGATGGCAGGTGCTGTCTTTGGGACTTTGTAGTCTGGGCCGGTCCTTTTGATCTTTTCCTTCTGCAGATTATAGACCGCATCCCTGGTTCCTTCCCGGTAGAATGTGATCCCTTTACATCCCTTCTTCCATGCGTAGATATAGGCTTCAGCGATATCTTCTCTTGTGGTGCTCTCTGGCAGGTTCACAGTCTTCGAAATAGATCCACCATGACATAACTTCTGGAATATGACCTGCATGTCAATATGGTCCTTCCATGAGATTCCATAGGCGGTCACAAATACCTTACGTATTTCAGACGGTATAAAGTCCAGGTCATGTATCGATCCTGTCTTTAAGCAATGGTCTATCGCTTCCTGTTTATGTTCTGGGCATATGGTATCGAGCATCTCTTCGAAATGAGGTTCGATGATCATACCTTCTCCAGCACCATTCCTTCGAATAGATACAAATGATGTGAATGGCTCTATCCCATAATTTGAACCTGCTATAAAACTGGTTGTTCCACCTGGGGCAGCACAAGTAACAGATGCATTCCTGGCACCTTCTGGGACAAGATTTGTATCTCTGTGTTCATGTGCAGGGAATTGTCCAAGTTTTTGTCCAAGTTTTACCGATTCATCCCAAGCAATCTTATTTACAAATTCCCAGATTGATTCTATGAATGCTCTGCCATCTTTTGAATTGTATGGTAATTTTGCATTTACCAGGACATCAGCAACACCAAGTGGATATAATCCGATTCTCCTGGTTCTCTTTGACATCTCTTCTATCTGAGGGATTGGGTATTCGTTCTTGTCGATTGCTTCATCCATGAACCGTATAGCAGTTCTTACTGCCTTTTCAAGACCACCAAAGTCAACCTTCATACCATTACAGAATGGAACAAGATTGATTCCACATAGACAACAACATTCATAATCCAGTAACCATAACTCTCCGCATGGATTTGTGGATTCGTAATCCCCGAGACCAGGGACTGTATTATCACGGTTTGCTGTATCGATAAATAACATTCCAGGTTCTGAACATTTCCAGGTGCAATCAACAATGAGATTGAATAAACGAAGTGCCTCTGGATCTTTCTTTGTTACCCTTCTCATGAAATCGTCACGAACAATTGGTGAGATGTTCATGTTGGTAAGTGAACCTTTGATGAGTTTAGATCTGATAAAATCTTCCACTTCTGGATGGGTTATATCAAGGCATGCAAGAGCAGCACCTTTTTTCATACCACCTTGTTTTACCTTTTCAATCACCTGATCAAAGATTTCCATGAAGGAAATTACACCACTGGTAGTCCCCCCACCAGATAATGGAGATCCTACTGGACGAAGTTTGCTCCAGTTTGCTCCTACTCCACCAGATGACTTGAAAATGGTTGCTGCCTCTGTGTAGAATTGGAAAATACTTTTCAGGTTATCTTCCAATGGAAGAACAAAGCATGAGAAACATTGTGGATGATCTGTCCCTGCATTGATGAGAAATGGACTTGCTGGTATCAATTTCTTATCACACATCAATCTGAACATTTCTTTTCCACCAGCAAATTTAGAAACCCTTAATGCAATGTCTTCCCAGGATTTCTCGCCTTTTTTGAGGTATCCCCTCGATAATATATCGTTTAGCATTTTGTCATCCGTTTCATTTCGGGTGCATTAGTATTTGGATAGAAATGTGGAATCGTAACAATATGTTCATATTTTCCAATTTCAAAACCAATGCAATCGGCCACATACCTTTGTAGTGCTGCAAAACCTACTGCATTTTGGCCAAAGGCTCCGAGAACATCTTCTGACCGGAACAGAACATACATATCAAGAATTGGTTTTTTGCCGAGTAACCAGAACAGTCTTCCAAATTTTACTTTCCTTGTCTTAAACTGTATGAACTGCAGACATGGAACGTGCTGTGTATTGGGATCCTTCCAGGGATACCAGGTAATGGCCACTGCTCTCCGTGTCATTGGTTCGTGCTTTAAGTGATCAATCAATGCGTCGATCTGATCTACTGGTTCTTCGACATCCATTGCCAATTCTTCTACAACATCAAGATCTGCTATCAAAGAATCATTACAAAGGCATGCTTTGACATTTGCGATAATTGCAGAGATGCTACCATTGATACGCTTGTATTCTGCAAGCCGTTCGTGATATGTATACTCAAAACCTTTCGCACCGTTGAAAATCTGGTCCACATAAGCCAGAACTTTTTTTCTCTGTGCTGGACTGTCTGGATGAATCATATCCTCATCGTTCTCTGACCAGGGTCTATGAATCGTTACTGCAACAGGTTCTGCCTCAATACAACTTTGGCCATCTTCTGTATACATCCGTATACCTTCGTTGAAGACGTAATTTACCAAAAGAACATGAGCATTAGCAATTGTCTTGCAATCAATCACCTTCATGCCCTATAGGATATATTCTGTAACCTATTAAACATTTTATACCCGACCAGATATAAATCGGATGAGCGCATATGATGATCATGGACAACGATGTAGACATCTTTGCCGAACCAAAGGCAACGGATGAAGCCAGGCAAGCATCCAGAACAAAAAGAGTGTATCGCAAATTTGTTCGAGAGGTAAAGCGAGCATGTTGTGGTTTAAAATGTGGCACACAGCAGTAATCCTATTGCTGTTCGTGGGTGTTGCCTGCGCAGGATCCCCATCCACTGTAAACACTGAAGTGTATATCAGCGCAGATGGTGGCATCATTGCATCATCACAACATGATTGGAACATTGGTGGCAATGCAATTGGTGGAGATTCAGATTTCCAAGGTGGAGAATCACGACATTCGGCCATATCGGGCGCAGGTTACAATGTTTATCAGAGGAATGTAACGCTTGATGCATCTGTATCAAATTATATGGATTCGTCAACAGAAATGGAATCTGATGGAGGAGTAATCTATGAAGACTCTATTCACGCATATGATAACAGGGTAGCCATTCCTCCAGTATATTCCACAGTAACAACGCCATCCAATCTAACAAATGAAACTAATTCCACAAATACCACGCAGAACGTGACTACACAGACTGATGCTGGACAAACACCGTCTTACCAGGATGTATCATTTGGCGCTATTGGCATGAGTGACATGGCACATTATGCTACTGACCAGGTTGTGGATGGGATTGATGTTACCACAGATTACAAGTCAGAAGGTGGTAATGGTATGTTTACTGCATGGACAGCCATCAATACTGCAGCAGGTTCAGATCCACGTTCACCAAATATGGATTACAGAAATTCTGTTAAAGAACGGTATACTGCGATTGGTAATTCGACTGGCAGTTACAGAGAATCTATCAAAAACAGATATAGTGATTTTTCAAAACCACTTGGTTTCGGTGACACATCTTCTGTTTCCAATGGAACTGCATCCACGATTGATACTGCAACCATGCAGTAACATCTCTTTTTTATACCAGTAGATCATACATTGTATTGTATGTTCGAAATCAACGGACTGTGGACCGGGAAGGCAGGAGATGCTAACCCAAAGAAAAGTATTGAAGTTCCGGCATCAACCAGCAGGTTTTTCTATCGATTTGAGCGAATCCAGGACATCACCGAAGTAGTCAAGTCAGTTGTCCGGGTGAATGTCAATGGCACCGAGATTCTCAAGGAACTGGCAGACTTCAAGCCCGGTGACAAGATCGATACTGGGTTCTTCGATGTTCCTGCAAGCATGAGGACCGGCGAAGTCAAGGTCTCCATCGGTGTCTATTCATACGAGGACACTCCGGAGAATGCCAGGAAACTGTTCTCAACCGATGAGCCATTCACCATCACCTTTGAGTGATCCCTTCTTTTTTATGGAACATGATCCCAATGGGATTGATCAGCATTCTCCTGGAGCCAAACTCGATGCAGGAAAGCCTTCAGCCGACTTGCTCCTCGATTTTGGTAGAGCACTATTATCCGTCGCTGAAGTCGGAACATATGGCGCTAACAAGTATACCCGTGGAGGATGGCAATCAGTCCCTGATGGTTTTCATCGCTACACCGCTGCCCTCCTTCGACACCTGTTATCAGAAAAGAAAGAGGATTGTGACCTGGATACGGAACTTCTTCATGCGAGTCATGTGGCGTGGAATGCGCTCGCTCGCCTGGAATTGT